ATGGATAAATTGAGATCACGGATGTTGTCACTGCCGCGTCGCTATAAGAGGGCGATACAGGTGGTCACCGACGTCTTCCTGGTCTGGATCGCGATGTGGCTGGCATTTGTCGTCAGGCTCGGCATCGAAGAGATCAACCCCGTGTTCACCCATTTATGGTTGTTTGCTGTTGCGCCTATCATTGCGATCCCGATTTTTGTTCGCTTTGGCATGTACAGAGCGGTCATGCGCTACTTTGGTAACGATGCACTCATTGTCATTTTTAAGGCCGTGAGTCTGTCAGCGCTCGTCCTAGCATTAATCGTGTATTGGTACAGCAATCACAAAATTGTTGTGCCACGCTCAATCATCTTCAATTATTGGTGGCTCAGCCTCGTCTTGCTCGGCGGGTTAAGGTTGATAATGCGCCAGTATTTTCTCGGTGATTGGTTTGCTGCGACTCAGCACGTACCGTTCACCAATCGTGATAACGGACTACCAAAAGTGGCCATCTATGGTGCGGGTGCTGCTGGCAACCAGTTGGCGGTGGCGTTGCGCATGGGGCGAATGATGCAGCCAGTGGCGTTCATCGATGATGATGAAAGTTTGGTTGACCGTGTGATTTCTGGATTGCAGGTCTTTCGTGGCAATGATGTGCAACGGATGATTGATCTCACCGGAGCAGATGAAATTCTGCTGGCAATCCCCTCGGCCAGTCGTGCCCGTCGTAGAGAAGTGCTTGGGTATCTTGAAAACTTTCCACTCCATGTTCGCAGCGTGCCTGGTTTCATGGACTTGGCTAGCGGTCGAGTCAAGGTGGATGATATCCAGGAAGTTGACATTGCCGACCTGTTGGGGCGTGATGCCGTGCCGGCACAAAGTGAGTTATTGGCCCGCTGCATCACCGGTCAAGTTGTAATGGTTACAGGTGCGGGTGGTTCGATCGGCTCTGAGTTATGCCGCCAGATTCTATCGTTGCACCCCCGCACCTTGCTATTGTTCGAGCACAGTGAATTCAATCTCTACAGTATCCTGAGTGAGCTTGAGCAGCGCGTTAACCGCGAAGCCTTGCCGATACGGGTATTACCGTTCCTGGGGTCGGTGCGCAACCAGAAGCAGCTTTACGATTTGATGTGCATGTGGCACGTAAATACGGTCTACCATGCCGCAGCCTATAAGCATGTTCCCATGGTGGAGCACAATATCGCCGAAGGTATTCTCAATAATGTCATGGGGACGTTATGCACGGCCCAAGCTTCGCTGCAGGCGAATGTTGAGAATTTTGTGCTAATTTCTACCGACAAGGCTGTGCGCCCCACTAATGTGATGGGGAGTACGAAACGTTTTTCGGAACTTGTCCTCCAAGCGCTGAGCCGTGAAGTCGCCCCGGTCCTCTATGGAAATGCGCTCAATGTAGCCAGTGTCAATAAGACCCGTTTCACTATGGTGCGTTTTGGCAATGTCTTAGGGTCTTCTGGTTCTGTAATTCCGCTGTTTCACAAGCAAATTAAGGCAGGTGGGCCACTCACCGTCACGCACCCGAATATCACCCGTTATTTCATGACCATTCCCGAAGCGGCTCAGCTTGTCATCCAGGCTGGGTCCATGGGGCAGGGGGGGGATGTATTCGTGCTGGACATGGGCGAGCCAGTGATGATCGCCAGGCTTGCGGAGAAAATGATTCATCTGTCTGGGCTTAGTGTAAGGTCTGAAAAGAACCCGCACGGTGACATCGCGATTGAGTTCACCGGTTTGCGTCCAGGTGAAAAACTTTATGAAGAGCTGTTGATTGGCGATAATGTTACCGCCACTCCGCACCCAATGATCATGAGGGCTGCAGAAGATTTCATCAGCTGGGAAGTGCTAAAGAGTAAATTGGATTCGTTGCTTACAGCTTTGTCAAATGAAGATTTTGGGCGTGTGAGGCAGATTTTGCGTGAGACAGTGAGTGGATATAACCCGGATGGAGATATCGTTGACTGGGTCTATCAACAACGGCGGCTCGAATAAGGGATAAGGAATCCGCCATCCCAAGGATGGCGGATTTTTTATTGCTGAGGGAAATGAGCGTCTTTATTTCGCTTCAAGAAGCTTTCGAGGTTGGTTGTGTTTCGTATTACAGATGCTTCTTTTACCTTTACCTCGAATTCGGCGGTGTTAGGTTTGGTGTAGAATCTAAACATAATTTTCGCAATATGCTTGTCTAACTCTGCGCCATTGTTGAAGCCTAGCTTATTGAATATGACAATATTGTCACGTCCTGCTTTAAGAATCGGGTAGTAACTCGAAGCCCTAGTTCCATTTTTTCCTTCCAGAATAATACCAAGCTGTGAGTCTCTGGTCGTGTGAATTATGAATGCAACTTGCTCAGCACTTGATACGTCTCGATTGATGTCGAACGTGGCTCTGGCTTCACCCGCCTGAGCATTTTCGCCTTGGGCGGGAGATACTTTTAGTATATTTTCTTCTGTCAGTGTTCCCTGTAAGGATGCAGTCGGCGACAGAGTGATGATGTCCTCGCTGAATGAATTGAGCGTCTTGAATTCGGTTTGCGAATATATCTCTACTTGTACGTTGCTATGTACTGAAACATCGCAGCGTTCGGGGGTTTTACTGACTGGAAGTCTTAGAATCATGCGCTCAGCAAGTGGCTTTTTGCTATAAGCATCACGATTTGTGATTGATACTGTTTTCCCCTTAACCTGGCAATCGACGGTGACAGGGTAAGTGTCTGTCCAGTATGCATTAGGCGCACCTATCATCGAAAATTGGATCTGCAATCCTGTCGGCGTTTTTACAAGATGGAGCGGATAGGCATTCTTGAATACGTTGGCTCGTCGCTGTGCGGGTTCTTTATATGCTTCGTCGCCTGTGAGCGCAGCCATAGCTCTGAATTGAGCAGTTTCAATGAGACTGTACAAAACGGCACGTAGGGCGCCATTCACAGAGGCTTACGGGACGCCCTAAAATAGCCTGTACCTATTCTGTACCAATTATACGAGCCTCAAGCTTGTCCAGCTCTCCCCAGTCCCCTGAGGAGCCAATCCATTTTGCGTAGGTAGACAAAAGTATCTGGACATTGTGGCCAAGCTGGCCAGCGATGAAAGCGGGCGCCATACCGGCCATGAGGCACATGGTTGCATAGGTGTGCCTGCAGTTGTACTGGGGGCGGTCTGGTAGCCCAAGAGCTTTTAGCGCGACTTTGAAATGGTGACCCGGGACTGTAGGCCATTTTATATATTCCGCAGCGCTAGATGGCTGGAATACAAATGGCGAATCGTGCACCATTTTTATCTTTCTTTTCGATCGTTCCTGCTTGAAGTTTTTAATGAACTCAAGCGCACCAATTGCTCTACTGTTTAGCATAATTGTACGCGATTTCTTGGTTTTTGTCCGTTCTTCAACTGAACCTCCTGAGATAATCCTACAGATGTATGCGGTTCTCTTTTCGAAATCAATTTCGCTCCATTTAAGAGCCATGATTTCGGCAGTTCTCATTCCTGTATAGAATGCTAGCTCAAAGAAGGCTCCGAAGATCTTTGCTCGATCCTGAAGGTTATCATACATCCAGGCAATTATTTTATTTGCCTCCTCGGCCGAAAATGCCTCTACCTGTTTATTGCTATTCTTTGGAAGCTGGATTGGATCTGCTGGGTTCTTCTCCAGAATTCCATCAATAACAGCTGCTTTTAACAGTCTTTTCAAGACGGAGATGGCTATCCTTTTGAGTGATTGACTCTTCCAGCGCGTTTTCGCTATTTTTTCCCGAATTAGTAAGGTGTTAATAGAACTTATTGGTCTTGTTGCGAAATGAGGCATCCAGTAGAGGTTCAGCTTTATTCTATAGTTTTCTCTTGTTGGCTTGACTACTTCAAGTCTATCTAGCCATGACTGAGCGAATTCGCTGAATGTCAAGTCATGGCTTGATGTGACATACGTCGTATTTGGGAAAAGCTCAGAATAAGTCTGATCCGTTAAAACCCCGAGTTTCGATAGACTAATTACCTTAGTACGTAGATCGGATGCTGTTTTGACGCCCTTGGCGGTTTGCGGGAGCGCAAGGGTCTCGGATCTACGAGTTCCGTTGATAGTAAAACGGATCCTGATTGACTTCCCGATGAACTCGACTCCAGTGGGTAGCCCCAGTTCCCCTCCAGCCATGCTTCATATCTCCTGATGCTATAGAAAATTCTGCTGTCGATTTTTTTCCAAACACCCTCTGGGATGACGCCCCTGACTCTCTTCCCCTCAAGTGCCCGCTGAGTAATACCGATCAGCTCTGCCATTTTTTTCTCCGGGACCTTGTCTGATACATAGGTCAATGGCTGTCTATCTTCATCTTGCATACGGTTCTCCTGGCGCAGCTTCAAGCCACAAAGCTCTGCCCAACCCGGGCCGCCTTAGCGCCTTCCTGGGTCCTGAACATGAGCTGTGTTTTGTTGGTCCGGCCAAACGACCGGTATTCGACATCACCCACCAGTGGCCGAACTTGCGGTATGGATGGCCCAGTAGTTTCGTGATGAGGCAGGAAGACTTGTTCATGGGATGGTCTCCACGCCGCCGGTGGCGGCAGGTTGGTGGTCAGGCCAGCAGCACGTCGCGCACGACTTCCCAGAGTCGGGCGGCGGGCCATTGGTAACGGTCGAAGTCCGTGTCCGGCTTGACGCCGTAACGGCAGGTGGAGTGGGCGCCGGCGGGGTACTCGCCGCGCTTCTGCATGATGGTGGCCACTCGTCCGTCACCGCCTGGCTCGGTCCGGTGGTACTCGTAGGCTCTGGTGGTGTACACATCGCCCGCGGCAATGATGCATGTCGAGTGGTGCACCATGTTGGCCCTGCCGTCCGGGGTCCACGGTCTACCGCCGCCAGCCTGACGCGCGCCCTCGTGCAGATAGAGAACGAATTCACCGTCATCCAGGCGGCGCATGTCGTAGCAGTGGTTGATCTGTTTCCCGACCAGGATCCGCGAAACGAAATTGAAGCGATGGTCGTGGATGGCCGAGTGCTCGAAGCAGCTGCGGCGGGGCAGTTCTGGGTGCCACACGTGTAGGCGCTGGTCGCCCTGCAGCTGCACCTGGACGAAGCCCAGGCCGTGGAGCGTGATTTTGTCCGTCATCACGTCGTCGATGATGATGGCAATAGCTCTCCATGCCCGCGCATGTCGGCGGGCTTGAGTAGTTGTGGGAGGGGTTACTTGATGCGGCCGGTGAGCCGTTGGCGCCGAGAAAGGTGCCTTGGCCGCTATATCGCGGCAGTAAGTTGTACAAGTGATTGATATTAGTACAAGAAAATCGGCCGGCGGTCCGATTCATTCCTCAAATCGCGATTCCAAGATTGCGGGCCGCCTCGCTTTCGCTATGGTGAGATTTCACCTTTCGCATACAACTAAAGTCGTAGGAGGCCGACATGAGGATTCGCGGTGAGGTTTTCTGGGAGTGGGCTGATCCAACGCTCCACCACCGTACTCACGACGAGACCCTCAGCGATGGAACGCACATTGATGTACAGGTGCGGCTGTCGCGAACGGGTAATACGCAGATGTTCATTGGGGTATATGCCTCGACTGGCATGGCCCTTCATGAGGAAGCATTTGATTCCCGTCCAGGCGAATCCATGACCAGGGCTCTGGCCTGGGGAGTGGGTCGGGCTCGCCGGATCGCCACCGATACCCAGCCGAAATTCGATAAGGTCGCCTGCTCGAAATAGAGGGGTTAGAGTGTCTGGAGTACAGATGTACTCTTGCCTCAGGATGGCTTGCGCTCTTGCTTGGCGATGACCTTCAGGCAGGTCTTGCAGGTGACTTCGGACTTGAACCTGGCCGACTCCCATTCCTCGCCGTCCCGGTGGCCACGGCCTACGCCGCAGGCTGAGAAGTGCTCGTCGTCGTTGCCGTCGTGGTCGTAGTCAATGTGGACGGCCCAGTGGATTTTCATGGCTTGCGCTCCAGGGCGGCGCGGGCTTGCCAGTCTGCTCCGGCAATGAATCCTTCAAGTGCGGCTTGCTGGCCATCCATGCGGCCTATCGCTTCGCCCTTCTTGTAGAACGCCCAGTCGTGGAACGCCTTCGTCGTCGCCCGCTCATCGATCTCAACCGCCGCGCTCGGCTCTGCACTGGCGGATAGGGCTTTGTAGTCTTTGGCGATGGCTTCAACGACTTCGGCGTATGGGTGGTCATGCCAGAAATTGGTGTGATCTACGACACGATCAAGCAGCGCATCCCGCTCGGCCAGCTTGGCGCGCAGTCTCCCAACCTCTGCGCCTATCTCGTCACGCTCATCATTGAGATCGCGAATGACCTGCGAAAGCTGATCAACATCGCCAGGATCGGCGTGGGTGTAGAGCGGCGTTTCTTCCCAGGAGCCGCGATCACCTTCGCTGGCGCGATTGAGAAGGACGACAGGTTCTACTTGACCTTCCGGGCGAGAATAAATCCACGCCACTGGCTCGACCTTGTGCTGTTGTGCGGGCGACGCCATTTCCTCGTCGTGTGCCTCCAGGCAGTGCTCGCACAAGTTGTGCTCCAGCTCACGGCGGGTCTCACACCATCCGCCGCAGTTGTTGTGGAACTGGCATTCGGTCATTTCGCTGTCGCTGACCATCTCTGTGTTGCTGGATCGGTTTTCTGTGGGCATGGGGGATTCTCGAAGGTATATTTTCTGGTTTGACGCAGAGGAGGGGTTATGAGCAGTGCAAGAGAGGATTTTTTTGCTGATGATAATCGAAGGCGAATTGTCACTAATTCTTTAGCTAAAGTTCGAGGCGGGCTTGATGCGCTAAGAGATAGCGATGATGAAAGATTTAAGTTTATGCTTTACTTTATCGGGCTTGCTCTCGCTCACCTTCAGCGTGATCCTAGATCCTTTGATGAACGATGTATCATGAATATCACTGTTATAGGTGAAAAATTCATAGATGAACTTTCCGATCTGAGCTTGTCGAGAAGCGAGATTGAGACTCTGTTCTCATCTTGTTATCGATTTCTCATGGAATATCAGCTCAGTACACCTAATCAGATAGCGCCCGATCTCTTGCAGGCATTAGAGCGCGTTTCTGATTTTGAATACGAAGGCATCGCTGCCTCTCAGATAAGGTATGCAGGTCAGCAAATGCTGGTCAACGTTGTACAGCATTATCTGTACCACCCAAGTCTTGTTGAGCTGAAAAATCTTCCTGGCACGATTGAACGCTCGGAAAAAGAGCGCGAAAAGTCGGAAGTCGCCATAGGAGCAAGAGAAGAAAGGGTAAAAGCCCTAGCAGATAAACTGGAGACTTACGAGACAGCCTTCAATTTTGTAGGGTTGTATTCGGGTTTCAAAGACATGAAGTCTGCTAAAGTTTTGGAGAAGAAGTGGAATTTCCGTTATCTGATTATGTTGGGGTTTTTGCTTCTGCTACCATTTGTTGTTAAGGTTGTCCTGATGATTCGTGGGGAGGTTGGCTTCAAGTTTGACGCAGTAGGGCTAGCTACATTAGCAGGTCTTGAGTTATTGCTTTTGTATTTCTTTAGAGTGGCCCTGCAGAACTTTAGGTCTATTAAAGCGCAATTGCTTCAAATAGATCTAAGAATGACTTTGTGCCAGTTCGTGCAAAGCTACGCCGAGTACTCGAAGGATGCCCGGGATGTAAGTCCTGGGCTTCTAGAGAGGTTTGAACAAGTGGTCTTCAGTGGGATTGTTAATGATGAAAATTCTATCCCTTCCACTTTTGATGGTTTGGACAAGCTGGCTGAGTTAATTGGCAAGGTTCGAAAGTAGCTATCGTTGAATAGGGGAAGGCGCTGGCGGGCAGCGCAGGAGGGTCAGGGGCAGTTGTTCGCGCCGCAGTTCTGGCAGTCGCTGAGGAATCGGCCGTCCCAGCTGACGAAGCGTCCGCAGCCGTGGCAGTTGAGCGGCCTCTGCCATGGCTTGCGCTGCTTCCTCGGTACCGCCATTTCGATACCGGTACCGCGCAGGGCGTCTTTGATATTCACGTCCCGCTTGTGCACTAGGCGCCTTGCTTTTGCCTCGAGATAAGACAAGGGCCAGATCACCGCTTCCTCTGGGCTGTTGCCTATCGCCTCGGCGGCCTCAAGCGTGAGGTGGTGGGCCTTTTCGAATCGGTACGTGTGGCCTATCGGCCACCTAGCCAAGGCAATATCGTTACCGTTCCAGTGCCCTGGGATCTGCAGGACAACAGTACATCCCGGGCTGAGCTGGTCGCGGGCTTCGTCCAGGTTGATGTACTGGTGGTCGACGCCGAGATGTGCACGGGCGTCAACGTAGTCTTTCGGCCATGGGATGTCGGTATCACGGTGGCTGCAGGCCTGCTCCAGGGTGAACAGCTCGGCCTTGTCGAGGCTGGTGGTGTATCCGCCGCCCAAGGCCCAGAACATCAGACCATCACCAACATCGGTGCGACTGTCCTGCAGGTAGAACTGGGTCATGGCTTTCTCCATGCATGGCGCCGCCCTCCGTGGCCGGATGCGGCATGGTGGCAATTTGGTTTGGAATGGGGTATTACGGGTGACCGGCATGGAGCCGGTAAGAGGACATGAAATGACTGCTACGGCCGAAATGCTTTTTAACATGCAGCGCTTTCAACTGCTTGCGCTGTTCGCAAATCCGAAAATCGAGAGAAACATTTCTCCTGCTTATGCCTACGCCTGGGACAGAGGGGTTTATCCCTTTGGCGACGATGGTGCACCGTGGCATACGCCTTACGGTGATCAGTTCCGCGTAGGCGAGGCGCAACTGTCGGAGCTCGCTGAGTTCCTGGATAATCTTTGGACCGAAGGTAAGAAGATTTCCTTCTATGACTTGGAAAGTCATTACGATGTGAGTGGCGCTTCACGCCCTGGACCCGTCTGGGGACGGGCCGAGCTAATCGCCGCTTGCCGATACTTCTATCTTCTCGATTGGTTTGACGAGCCATTCTGGACTGGAATGATTGGTCATTCGAACTGCCCGAGTGAATCTAAGAGCATCACGAGGCCGTTCAATCCTGAGGATGTCTATTTCTTGTAGGCCGCGTGGTACCGGTCGTGACCGTGACCTGTCACGACTACATGTCACGTTAAGCTTATCAAGTCTAAAAGCTGAGCGTCCGTTAGTCGGTCGGCGCCGTGTATGAGGCGAGATATCAGGTCTTGTTCTTCCTCAATCTCGGCGCGGGCCATTACGCGTTTGAGCGATTTATCTGTGTTGTGATACAGCTTCGTGACGATCTGTCGTGACAGCAGCTTGGCTTCGCGCTCCTCTGCAGAGAGCTTGTCGCGCTCGCGCTGTTCCTTCTTGCGTTGGGCTGGCGTCTTCGCCATTGCCGTTACCTCCCAAGCCGCTGGGCGGCAGATTGATGTGTTGCTGGCGCCGGCCGTGCCGGACGCGGGTGGTGATGCGTTTCAAGCGATGAGCTCCATGTCTCGATCGTTCCAGCCTGCCAACCACCAGCCGCAGTCGACGGTCATCCAGCCGTAGGGCTGTGAGTGCTTCGACTGTCCGTTGTCGCGGCAGGCGCGGCCCAGGTAGTAGGCCGCAGGGTGAGGGGCATGCTGGTGCTTCATGGCTACGCCCCGGCGAGGTGAGGTAGCGGTGCGAAGGGAATGTCGTCGTCGAAGGTGTCGGGTGGCACGCCTTGCTGACTAGGCTGTGGGGCAGGGCGCTGCTGCCGTGGTTGCTGCTGACCGCCGTCCTGGCTTTGTGGCCGGCCGCCCAGCAGCTGGAAGGTCCCGCGGATATCGACGTGCACCTCCGTGGTGTAGCGCTTGATGCCGTCCTTCTCCCACTCGCGGGTCTGCAGCTTTCCCTCGATGTAGATCTGCGAGCCCTTGCGGGCATACTCCCCGGCGATCTCGGCGACCTTGCCGAACAGCACGACGCGATGCCACTCGGTGCGCTCGACTTTCTGCCCGGACTGCTTGTCGGTCCACTGCTCGCTGGTGGCCAAGCTGATGTTGGTCACGGCATTGCCGTTGGGCAGATAGCGCACCTCCGGGTCCTGGCCGATCGCGCCTAGCAGAATGACCTTGTTGACACCCCGGCTCATGCTGACGCCGCTCCGGCCAGCACAACCAGCAGCAGGGCAAACAGGCTGACCCAACGGGTTGCGCGCTCACCGATGTGCCTGGCCTGCATGACTGCCGCGACAGGCATGACCTTGGCGTCGATCGCCCGCTCCAGGCTCTGCGCGTAACGCACTGCCTGCGGGTAGCTGACGTTGCGGCCGTACACGCGGTTGTCGCTCGCCGAGACCACGGCCCAGCCGTTTCCGCTTTGGGTGACGAAGAAGCGCGACTTGCTGCGGAAGGCCTCGGTTGCGGTGATGACCTCTTGGCGCAGGACGTCGAGCTGGCCCTGGCTGTCTTTGATGGCTGCTTGCATGTTGTGATCCTCGGTATGGTCAGGCGTAGAGCTCGAAGGCCTCGGCCTTGCGAACGATTCGAACTTGGGCGGTACGCCGCTCTGGCACCCGGCGATCACGTCGCATCGGGTCAGCGTCATCGATGACCGCATGCATGGCGATGAGGCCGGCGAGGGCGATGCACAGAGGGCTGATGATCTGGCGGCGCATGGCTTCGGCGACCAGGGCGGCGCGGCGGGGCACGTCCAACTTGAACATGGCCGCCGCCAGGCGCTTCTCCACGGTGCCGGGCGAGATCTCGAAATGCTTGGCGATCTCCTTGGTGGTGAAGCCCTGGGCAACGTCCAGCAGGCACTGCAATTCGCGAGGCGCCAGACCACGGCCGAGGTGGCCTATCCATGCGCCGATGGTGATCGTGTCCATGAGTTGTCTCGGGGTCTTGAGGTCGGGAGGCAGTTGTAAGCTTTGGGTTTACAACTGGGCATCAACACCGCAGAGCGTCCTGTTGAACTGTTTCCCTTGATTGATAGGGCAGGGCGCTCTGCGCTGGGGATGAAGCTGAATGGTGGCCGGCGGCCAGCTCACCACTGCCCAGGTGACGGGCTTTGCGCTAGGCTGAGCGCTCTCACACAACACAGCCTGCAAAGGAGGGCGAGCTGCATATGCGCAAGCTCAAGTTGAAATACCTACACGACGCTGACGATATGGACCCCACGCATCTAGAGACTGATCAGGCGATAAAGATCGGTGATGCTGTCGAGCTGTCGGATGGCTTCTGGTATGGGGTTACGGACATTCGAATTCTGAAGCGAGATATTCAGCTAACGCTGTCGAAATCCTCGCTGACTTCTGAGGAGGCAAAGCTTGTAATGAAGCAGCTATCGTCCGACTGAGCACGACGGTGGCGTACTTCAAGCAACTGTCTTTATCGATGTCCCGGCTGGGATGCATGAGCGCGAGCTTCGTTCTCAGTCCGGGCTCACCCTGGCAGGCTAGGGTCATCAGCGCAGCCTCAACTCTTCCCTCCAGCGTCGGCGCGCTGATCGATGCACCTGCTATTTCATGCTGACTCTGCATTGCATTTCTCCCATTGACTTCCCGTCTGGCCCTGTCGCCAAGGCCAATCGGTGAAATCGCCCCGGCCTCGCTACTGGCGACAGGCCGGGGTCATTCGTAGTTGTTCCTCCAGCCGCGGCACTCACCCGCTGGATAACTGCATTGGCGCTTTACGCTGCACGCCCGGGTCAGTTGCCAACCCTCTGGACCGTTGAGGCCTGTCCATCGCTGCCTTGCTGCTGGCCGGTGTCGATCCGGCATGAGCAAAAAGTAGCAGCGCTGCTATGCATTGTAAATAGCTGTGCTAATAAAAAAATCTACGGGCGCAAAAAAGCCCGCACGATGCGGGCTTCAATGGAGAGGGTTGATCACCTGGAATACATGGCCCACCAGAACACATGGCCCAAAATAGCGATCCCTTCCTCCTGCATCTGCTTGAAGCTGTAGTCCTCATCCGGATGCTCGTCCCGATTGAAGCTACGGAGGCGGATGCCGCCAGGTTGTCGGAAGACTTGTTTGACCCTCAGGTGGCCATTGTGGTTGATCGCATACAGGTCGCCGTCGGTAATTTCAGTGATAGAGGTCCTGCCCGTATTTACGCCCACCGTGGCACCGTCTCGCAGGACTGGCAGCATGCTGTTACCGCGAACGGTCACGCATTTGGCTCGATCAAACTGAACACCGTTTGCGCGGAGGTCCCTCTTGTCGAAACGAAGTCGAGAACCGTCATCTACTTCGATCCCAAAGCGGCCAGATCCTGCCGCAAGCTCCACCTCGCGAAGGAACGGAACCTCAACCTCGCAGGAGTCCAGCGGGGTTCTCTCATCCCAAGCCTGAATATCTTGAAGCCCGGAAGCATCTGCGCTGCTTTGCGGGTTGGTGATTCCGCGCATCAGCCTAGGACTGACCTCATTTGGATCAAATCCAAGGGTCTTGGACAGCTTCAGTAGCGCTTCAACGTTAAGCGGCACCTTGCCTGTTGCGTACTGACTGAACGCGCTTTGCCCTGACCAGCCGCAGGCGTCTGCTACGTCCGCCTGAGTGAGTGAGCCGCCAGCAGCCTTCGCAGCAGCTTTTCGCTGCTCATAGATTGCCTTGAGCCGCTGGCTTTCGGAGGTTTCTTCGGGTGTGAGTGCGCGTCGTGTCTTCATGGGAAGAAGGATATTAGCTGCGCTTATCGCACCACAAACAGCGCTGCTAGTAATTGCTTGTTTGGAGTAAGTAGCGCTGCTACTATCGACATGCATTAACGCACGCTGGAAATGCCATGAAGACAATCCCCCTATCTGAATATCTGGAAAAGCACGGGACGCAGGCCGAACTGGCAGCCGCTCTCGGAATTAACCAGAGCGCTGTATCGCAAATGGTGCGGGCTGGACGTTGTGTGCACGTAACCATTTGCGACGACGGACGTATCGAGGCCTACGAGCAGCGCCCTGTTCCGGCTCGGCCCAGGACCAATCGCCCGGCGGCATGACGAGATGAATTATGCGTGACCTGGCCTTGCGCCAGTAGTGAGACCGTCCTGCTGTTCATCCGTCCAGTACCTGAATCGCAGGCATAAAAAAACCGGGTGGCAGCCCGGCTTCTTCAACAACACATCGAGGTCGATTATGCACTCCGCAATCGATGCGAGCAATACCAAGCCTGTCGCGTCAGTCGTTGGTGATTCGCCAAAACTAGCGCGTCAGGTCATGTCCTCCCGCGAGATCGCCCAGCTCACTGGCAAGAGCCATGACAACGTGCTGCGGGATGCGCGCCGCTTGGTCGCAGAGGGTGTCCTCAAATCTGAGGAGACCCCATACACCCACCCGCAAAACGGCCAATCCTACCCAGAATTCCTGCTGAGCCAGCGCGACACCCTGGTTCTGGTATCCGGCTACAGCGCCCAACTACGCGCCAAGATTATCGACCGCTGGCAGGAGCTGGAGGGGCGGGTAGTGGCCCAGGTGCAGATTCCCCAGACCTTCGCCGAGGCGCTGCGCCTGGCTGCAGATCAAGCAGAGCAGAATCTTCAGCTCCAACAGGTCATCGAGAAGCAAGCCCCGAAGGTTGCCGCCATCCAGCGTTTGGCTGCCGCTTGTGGGGCTATCTGCATTACCGATGCGGCAAAGCAGCTGCAAGTTGCCCCGTCGAAGTTGTTCGACTGGCTGGAGCAGAACCGCTGGATATTCCGCCGCAAGGGCTCCAAGCGCTGGATCGCTTATCAGCCGCGCATCACCTCCGGGCTGATGAAGCACAAGGTGACAGCCCTGAAGCCCGATCCCGAAACCGGTATCGAGCGAGCCGCGTTTGATCCCCTGGTCACCCCAAAAGGGCTTGCGCGTCTCGCTGAGTTGAAGGCAGGGGGTTCGCTGTGAGTGTACAAGCCATGACCTGGGCCCTGGCTATTCCGAAGTCCTCCCTGGAGAACCCTGCAGCGCGCCACGTCCTGCTGTGCCTGGCCAACTACGCCGGCAGCGATGGCCGAGGGGCGTTTCCTTCTGCCGCAACACTGTCCGAAGACACCGGTCTGTCCGAGCGTACCGTGCGCCTCAAGCTGGACGAATTGGCCGCTGCTGGATGGATCACCGAAGGCAACCAGGCGATCGCCGCTGCGTACATTGATCGCCGTGACCGCCGCCCGGTGGTTTATGACCTGCAGATGAAGCGGGGTGCATCTGCTGCACCCCGAGCAGAACGGGGTGCAGGAAACCGCACGGGGTGCAGCTCACGGCAGAACGGGGTGCAGGAAAACGCAGAACGGGGTGCAGCAGCTGCACCCAATACGTCAATTAACCAATCTACTCACTCTCTGCGCGAGCCGTTCGAAATGTTCCTCGAATGGGTGCCCGACCAGGAAAAGCTCCAGGCCTATGCGGTGACGGCAGGGTTAACCCTGGAGCACTTTGGCAAGAAGGCCATCTCCGGGTTTGTGATCCACCACGAAGCCAAGGGGGTCGCACAAACCGAGAAGCAGTGGCTCGCAGCGCTGGTGGGGTGGGTTCGGCGCGATATGGCTAACGCCGCCGGATCACCGTCTTCTCGACCCAGTGGTCGTCAGTCCGCAGCGTTCGATGACGAAGACACGTCCTGGCTTGATAACGGGGGAAGGCAATGAACCAGGTATCCGTAGTAACGCACGGCCTGTGGGCCAAGATCCAGTCTGGCCAGCACATTCCAGCGGGTTATGAGCTGCCCGCCGACGTGAAGGATGAACTCAACCGCAAGACCGCCGCGGTGATTAACGACCTGTTCCGCGACTTGCGTTCGATCTGTACTGGCTGGAAGCAAGCCTGGCCAGACCGGGAGACTTACAACGCCTCAAAGAAGCAATGGCTCACCGCGTTCCTAGAGGCCGGAATCAACAGCGCTGACCAACTGCAGTTCGGCCTGATGCATTGTCGCCAGTCGGTTATGCCATTCATTCCTTCACCGGGTGAGTTCATCCAGTGGTGCCAGCCATCCCCCGAAATGCTCGGCCTTCCAACGCTTGGCGCTGCGTTCCGCGAAGCCTGCCGCAATGCTCATCCGGCCATGGCTGGGCAGGGCAAGTGGAGCCACGACGCGGTGTGGCACGCCGCCAAGGAGAGCGGCTTCGAGAACCTGAACAAGCTTCCTGAGGACGCCAGTTCGAAGCTGTTCGAGCGCAATTACACCATCGCTGTTCGCCGGCTGATGGCTGGTGAGCCCCTGCAGAAAATGCCGCTGGCACTACCGGCCAAAGTCGCCGCCCGGCGAACGCCGCAGATTGGCAACGATGCGCTGGCTGCAATCCGCGCGGCAAGGAGACAAGCATGAACATGCTGCTCAACCCGAATCCCGCCGAGTACCGCTACGCGCTCTACTGCCGCAGCGACAAGCTCGACATTTCCTATGGTGCCCGGCAGCCCGTGGCGCTGTATCGCGAAGAGGCGTTGGCTCAGGCGCACGGCGCCCGGATGTGGCCCGGCGCCTTCACCGTCATCGACCTTCAAGGAAGCGACCCATGCGCCAATTCAAACTGACTAAGGCTGTCCGCGCCAAGCCCGTCGACCGCGAGGGGCAGGAGCAAGCAGCGCTGATGCAGGAGCTGCAACTGCGTTACCCGGAGGCCTACGCGCTGATCTATCACGTCCCGAACGGCGGGCACCGGGTCAAGGCCGTGGCTGCCAAGTTGAAGGGGCAGGGCGTCAAGGCCGGCGTGCCTGACCTGGTACTGCCGATGGCGCGCGGTGGCTGGTTCGGCCTGTACATCGAGTTCAAGGCCCAGCCCCCGTTCGACGCACCGGTCTCGCCGAGCCAGGATGCCTACCTGCAAGCCCTGCACCGGCAAGGCTACCTGGCCATCGTGTGCCGGGGCAGCATTGACGCGGTGGAGGCCATCCGCGCCTACCTGCTGCAGCCCGCCACGGTGGCCGCATGAGCGCGACCCGGGAAGTGAAGTTCAGCGAGGCCGAGGTCCGCCGGCAAGCCGGTGACAAGTCGGTGCGCGACCTGCGCGATCCGCGTCACCCCGGCCTGTACCTGCGCTTCTGGAGCACTCGCGACCGTGGCACCTGGCATCTGGTGCGCGGCAAGCGCTGGGTGCCGATCGCCCGCTGGCCCGACCTCAGTGCGTCGGCGGTGATCGCCGAGTTGCCCGTGCTGCGGCAACGCCTGCTGCGTGACCCCGGCACGGCGCCGGTGGCCTCGGGCATGCTCACCGTCGGTCAGTTGTTGGACTGGTACGGTGACCGTCTGGCCCGTGATCGCTCGCTGTCGATGAAACGCAAGGCCGGGGCGCGCTCCTCCATTGCCCAGCACCTGAAGCCGCGCCTGGGCAGCCTGGCCCTTGCCGACGTGAATGCCGAATCGCTGGACAAGTACTTGATGTGGCCCTGCCAGGCCGAGGTGTCGCTGTCCTACCTGCGGCAGATGTTCACGCTGCTGCTGACCGCGTTCCGCCAGGCCCTGAAGCTGGGCCTGATCGACCACAACCCCATGGCTGGGATGCGCTTCAGCGACTTCACCAAGGCCAAGATCGTGCCCAAGGCCGCCCGTCTGCGCGATGTGCAATTGCCCGCGCTGATGCAGCAGCTGGCCAAGGCCTTCGACTCTAACGCCATGCTGGCCCTGATGATGCTGGCTCACGGTACCCGGATCGGGGAAACCCGCATGGCCCGCTGGAGTGACATCAGCCTGGCCGCTGCCGAATGGTTTATTCCAGCGGCCCACACCAAGACCCGCACCGAGCACCGCCTGCCACTGACCGCCCAGCTCAAGGCTCTGCTGACTCGGTATCGGGCGATTCAGCAGGCGCAAGGGTACGAGGGCGTTTACCTGTTCCCGAACCGCCGTGGCCACTGCCTGAGCGAGGCCCAGGCCAGTCAAGTGTTCACGCGCCTGGGGCAGGGCGAGTGGACCAGCCACGACCTGCGCAAGGTCTCCCGCACCACCTGGACCGACCTCGGGATCGATGGCCACATCGGCGAGATGCTGCTGAATCACACGCTGGGCAAGATCGCCAGCACCTACATCCACACGCAGGCCATGGAGCAACGCAAGTTGGCGCTGGAGAAGTGGCATGCGTGGCTTGATCGGATCGGTTTCGTGGCCATCCACGGCCTTAAAGAGGCCTTATTTGAAATCCCGCAGAAATCGCCACAAGCCAATGGTGACGAGGCCTCGGGCGACCTTAACGAATTAGTAATAGGCGAGGATTCGAAATGAGAAATTCCGAGCACGGGGCCGTCGCCTTCCTCTACAGCCTGGAAGGTCGAGCCATTGGGCAGGTGATCATTGATGAGTGGTTCGGCGTGGACCTCGGCGAGGAAGTGACCGTGTCGCCGCGGGAAGGAGGCTTGTTTGGCCTGCAGCAGTTCGACAAGCCGGTTGTGGCTGGCAGTGCGGTCGTACCGCGCAGCCGCGCGTCCAAGCCATGGCTTCGAGCCAAAAAGGGGCGTGCCCGCCAATGAGAAGAAGCCACGGGCCGGCTTTCAAGAAGGCCGTAATAGATTTGGATGTATGCCCTTTGTGCCGTGGGAGAGCGGTCACCAAGGGTGTGTTTCACGAACTGCCATGCGACCACTGCAACGCCTCGGGCTGGGTGGTGGCTGCAACTGGCGAGGCCTTGCCTGTGGATGAACTGGTGACCCAGCTCAGCATGAGGCTGCAGGCCGCGACACGGCAGATCGAGCAGTTGAAGAAGCCTCGGGCGACTGGCCCAGAGGCGCTGTATCAGGAAGGCAACCGGCTGGGCGCCGGTGGCAGCAACTACACGGGCGATTGAGGGGGAAGGACATGATTTACAACAGCGTATCGGGAGCAGTAGTGGCCGCTCTGGCGGCTGGGGAGAAGGGCGCCGCGAAAGGGCAGGCCTGGCAGAAACTTTACAAGGCGGCAGAGGAGGAGGGTGGTTGCCTGGCTTCGCTCGGCGGGCAGTCGGGTGGTTTTGATCGGGCCCAGGTGGACTACTGGCTATCCGCTCGGCTGCACCATTTGTTGATCCCTCGGCACTGGCAGGCGTTGAATGCGAAGTACGCCACCAACAAGGGCAAGAAGCTGCAGGGCATCTCGGCCATCGCGCCACTGATCGCCAGCCCAGCACCGCAGCTGTTCATCTACAAGGCGGTCACCGCTTGGGCTGTGCCGAAGTTGAAAGGAGCTCGCCGGAAAGGCCCGCGCTCCGTGTCGGTGGACATTCCGTTGGATGCGCCGGACTGGCGTCGTAACAGCCTGGTCGATGCTGCACTGGCAGCTGGTCAGGCAGAGCGGAAGAAAGCGGAGGCGCTTGCCGAAGACCTGATCGTCCTGCCCGACAGCTTCTACGACATGAACACCTGGGATCTGGACGGCACGCCGGAGCCAACCCGCTATCGCTGGCGATCCGGGATAAAGGAGAAGCTGGACGGGATGGTTGATGACGCGCTGATCGAAGTGCGGGCGATTCTGGAGGCCGAGGGATTGCTCATCAAAGAAGCAGCGTAATTGCCTGTTGACATCGGTGAGAGAGTGAGAGAAATTATCGCCATCCTGTCATTCCTGCGCGTGTTGAGGAGTGACCCTAAGAGCCCAGCGTCAATATGTTGGGCTTTTTTGTGGGCCTGATCCGTGTTCGATAAGTTTTTCACTCCTTTATTGTCTTTATTCACTATCCTCGGTCCGATCTCGTACTGCCTTCTCGCTATGTATGAAATTGGAAGACTTGGCTACTTTCATGCGCCAGTGAAATTTCTCCAGATCGGTTCCTTTGGGGTCCATGATGTGCTGGAGAAAGTTTATATAACCCTTATACCGATCCTTGTAATAATCGGCTTGTGTTGGAGGGTCAAACTGCTGCGCGGAAGAGAGAAATTATATGGTCTGATTGTCGCTGTTGGGGGGGTGTTTTTCATCCTCTATAGACTATCAACGTCACCTGAGAAGCAGCTTTTTTTCCTTGTGGCGGCCGTATTATGCGTACTTCCCGGAATTCGGGGTACCAATTTCCCGGAATACGGGAACGAAGCCGAAGAGTCTGAAGGGGTCAAAAAGACAAAGGCTCAGTCGTTTGATGGCATCGGCTCCCAGTCCTTAGTATTGTTAGGGTTGATATCGTTGCTGTGCTTTGTCTTCACGGCGGCAGGCGCTAGGGATGCGGCGTTTGATAAGTATTATTGGTCTATTGGTAATGAAGTAGTATTAGGCTTTTACGGAGACAAGGTCCTCACTTCCAACGTAATCGAAGGCAGCATTGGTCCGGATTTCTTCATCAAAGAAATCAAAAATCTAGACCAAGGAATTGCGTACCGAAGTATCGGACCACTTCGACCAGCACCGCGATGGGAAGAAATAGCGAAGTAGTACCAAAGTTAACTAAGCCTCCTTATGGAGGCTTTTTTATTTCCGCTCCCTTACGGGAGGAACCGAGATGCCGAACATGCCTGAGAAGGATCCTGGCCTGTGGGCCGCTGTGCTCGCATGGTTGATCGCGCATCAGCCACAGCTCTATACCGGCGGCATTGCTGCTGCGGTGGCGATGTGTCGCGTCATTTACGGCGGAGGCCGAGGTCGCAAGATCTTCTTGGAAGGCGCGATCTGCGGCTTGATCGCGATCAGCCTGTTGCCGGTGCTGGAGTACTTCGCTTTGCCGCCCAACCTTTCAGTATTTGCCGGCTGCATGGTCGGCTTCATGGGCGTGGAGAAACTTCGCGACTACTCCGACCGGTTCATGAGCAAGAAGGTGGAGGGCTGATTAATGAAGAGCGCCGAGCAATCCCGTCTCAACTACCTGTTAACTTCGCGTCCTCTCATCGTCAAACGTAACGGATTGCACTACTGCCTTCACGATGCCTTCAGCGGCGAAGTGCTGGCAGGTCAAGCCCAGGTCCGTTTGGTGCAAAACCCCAATGAGGTCGCGCGGCTGATCGTCGAGTTCAACTGTGATGGCACTCACGTCCGACTGGATGGCGAGTGATGGCCTGCAGCGGTTGCGCCGCCCGGCGTGAATGGATCAACAAGTGGATGAAGGTGGCCCGTGAGCGAGCAAGCAATCTCTTTGCTCCAGCAGATTCTGGAACAGCAGCAGAAGCAGACCAGCCTGCTCGAACAGATCGCGACCCAGAACCTGGCGTTGATCGAAGCCCTCGCGGATGACGTTGGCCCCGAGCCTGATGAACTGCCACTGACTTACCTGAGTGGTGCGCCATGCCGCTGAGACCGCAACGACCATGCCGGGCACAGGGATGTCGATCACTGCATCGCAACGCCAATGGCTACTGCGATGGCCATGCCGACCTGGCTGCAGAGCAGGCCAAGGCCTGGGCGACTCGCAAGGGATCAGGCCGTGGTGGTCGACCATGGCGCCGCAAGCGTGAGCGAATCCTAAAGCGAGACCAGTACCTTTGCCGGTGCGACGACTGCGCCAGACTTGGCCGCATCCGAGAAGCGCATGAGGTTGACCACATCGTGGCCCTGGCCCATGGCGGCACGGACGATGACGATAACCTTCGGGCGATCAACCGCGACTGCCACAAGGAGAAGACGCAGCGGGAGTCGCGACGAGGGGGAGGGGTATAGCAAAAGTTCAGGCCTTTTCGCTCGGACACCGCGCCCTCAGTCGTTTTTTTACACCCGCGAAATATAAAGTTTAGTGGAGGCGCCGATGCCAGGGGTTGCCGGGCGCTCCGGCCGTCGCCCAAAACCCACGGCCCAGAAGGCGCTGGCCGGTAATCCCGGCAAGCGCAAGCTCAACATGGACGAGCCTGACTTTGCTCTGGTGACCAATGTCGACCCGCCCGAGTGGCTGTGCGAACACGCCACTAGGGTCTGGGAAATGCTGGTGCCGGAATTGCTGCGAGCCAAGGTTCTGGCTCTGACCGATATGCACAATGTCGAGGCGTTCTGCACTGCGTACGGTAACTGGCGGCTTGCTCAAGACTCTGTCCGGGAACATGGCGTCGTAGTCGCGGGAGCCACAGGCGGGCCGGTGAAAAATCCGGCGCTCACCGCCGCCAACGAGGCCATGCGCCAGATGGTCACTTTCGGCTCGATGCTTGGGCTCGATCCCGCGAGCCGCACGCGCATCATCGGCGGCAACAAGCAGAAGACAACGAACCCATTCGCAGGCTTGCTCGAGTGACCAATGGCCAGGACCAAGTACACCAACGTCGACAAGGCGATGGCGTGGGCAAGGTCCGTCCTGAAAGGCAAGTTCCCGGCCTGCCGCTATATACACCAGGCGATCGAGCGGCACTTTGACGACGTAGCGGCCAGCCGCTCCAAGAGCTACCCATACAAGTTCGACCCGGCCAAGGCCGAAAAGAAGCTGCGCCTGATGCAGCTGCTGCCCCACACTAAGGGCGAATGGGCGTTCAAGCGGCAGTTGATCACGCTTGAGCCATGGCAGCTCTTCGGCCTGGCCTGCACTTTCGGCTGGATCCGGAAGAAGGGCGGGTACCGGCGTTTCCGCGAAAGCTACTGGGAAGTGCCGCGCAAGAACGGCAAATCGGTGATTGCCGCCGGCGTCGGCATCAGCATGTTCACCGCCGACAACGAGTTCGGCGCCGAGGTCTACTCCGGTGCGACCACCGAGAAGCAGGCGTGGGAGGTATTCCGGCCTGCAAGGCTGATGGTCAGCCGGTCGCCCATGTTGATCGAGGCGGCGGGCATCGAGGTCAACGCCTCGAACTTGAACATCCCGTCCAACGGCAGCCGCTTCGAGCCGCTGATTGGTAACCCGGGTGATGGTGCTTCGCCGTCGTGCGCGATCATCGACGAATACCATGAGCACGACAGCGCGGCGCAGTACGACACGATGCTTACCGGCATGGGCGCACGCCGCCAGCCGCTGATGTTCATCATTACCACCGCCGGGGCGAACATCGAGGGGCCTTGTTACGACAAGAGGCGCCAAGTCGTCGAGATGCTCAATGGCACCGTCCCAGACGACGAACTGTTCGGCTACATCTGGACCCTTGACGAGGGTGATGACTGGACTGATCCGAAGAACTTGGCCAAGGCGAACCCCTGCATGGGCGTGTCCGTGTTTCAGGAGTACCTGGAGAGCCAGCTGGCGAGGGCGATCCGCTCGGCGCGTTTTACCAACACGTTCAAGACCAAGCATCTGAACCTGTGGGTGAGTGCCAAATCCGGCTTCTTCAATATGGAGAGCTGGAAGGCCTGCGAGGACAAGACGCTCACCCTTGAACAGTTCGAGGGCCAAGAATGGGTTGCCGGCTTCGACCTGGCGCGCAAGCTGGACATGAACTCAAGGGCCAGGCTGTTCTGGCGTGAAGTCGATGGGAAAATCCACTACTACAGCGTCGGACCTGCGTTCTGGGTGCCGGAGGACACGGCCAACGACGTAGACAACAAGCGTATGTCCGAGCGCTTCCAGGCCTGGATCAATACAGGCCACCTGGTCGCAACGCCCGGTGCCGAGGTCGATTACCGCGAGATCCTCGAGGACACCAAGGAAGCCAATAAGCTGGCACCGATCAGGGAGAGCCCGATCGACCCGCACGGGGCCACTGGTCTGAGCCATGACCTGGACGACGAGGGCTTCAACCCGATCACCATTACCCAGAACTACACCAACATGTCCGACGGCATGAAGGAGCTGGAGGCGGCCATCGAGGCGGGACGCTTCCACCACGACGGCAATCCGATCATGACCTGGTGTATCGGAAGCGTGATCGGAAAGCACCTGCCGGGTAACGACGACGTGGTGCGACCAATCAAGCAGGGCGAGGACAACAAGATCGACGGCGCCGTGGCACTGATCATGGCTGTTGGATCGGTTCTGCGCCTGGCTGCTGAAGGCTCTGGCGGCTTCGACAACTTCTTCGCCAACCCTATCGTGGTTGGCTAACGGGACAACCTATGAAAACTGGCCTGATCATCTTTCTGGTGCTTGCCGCCGGCGGCTTGCTGCTGGGCGTTGCTGGCGTATATGTACTTGCCGGCCTGGGTTACGCGCTGTTGGCCGCTGCTGGTGCGCTTCTGGCTTCCGCAGGCTTCATTCGCAAGGGGCTGATCGGTGGCTAAATCTCTCTCTCAGGTTCTTGGCCAGGCGCTGGTCAAGTCCGCCGAACCCGGGATTGCCTCCAGTTTGGCGGGATGGGCAGGGCGCAAGATTGGCCTCGGCGACGCGGCGTTCTGGAACACCTACTACGGTACCGATTCGGCCTCTGGCAAGGTGGTCAGCCAGCAAACGGCCCTCCAGCTTTCCACGGTCTGGGCATGCGTGAGGTTGATCGCCGAGACCATTGCCACGCTGCCGATCGCCTTGTACGAGAACCAGAACGGCGCTCCGGTGGTGGCAGCCTCTCACCCGGTCAACTTCGTGATCAGCCAGCAGCCCAACGCCGACCAGACCCCGGTCGAGTTCTGGGAGAACGTTATGGCGAGCCTGTTGCTCCAGGGGAACTCATTCTGCGAGCCGCACATGAGCGGTCGGACGCTGACGAGTCTGGAGTTTCTACTACCACAGAACATGTCGCCACCGCGGCGCCTGGCGGACGGCTCCATCGAGTACCGCTACACGGACAACTTCGGCAAGCCTCACACGCTGACCGAGGATCAGATGGTGCACGTGCGAGCCTTCGGCGTTGACCCGCTTTGCGGCCTGTCGCCGCTGGCCTATGGGCGGCAGGTGCTGGGCTCGGCCATGGCGGCTGATGAGTCGGCGGCCAAGATGTTCGCCAACGGCATGAAGCTGGGCGGCGTGCTATCCACCGACCAAATCCTCAAGCCGGAACAGCGCAAGGACATCCGCGAGGACATGATCAAGCAGTTCTCCGGAGCGACGAATCACGGCAAGACGATGGTTCTGGAAGCGGGCATGAAGTACCAGCAGGTCTCCATGACCCCAGAAGACGCCCAAATGCTGCAGACCAGGGCGTTCAACGTCGAGGAGATTTGCCGCTGGTTCCGGGTGCCGCCGTGGATGGTCGGGCACACGCAGAACTCCACCAGCTGGGGCACAGGCATGGAGCAGCAGATGATCGGCTTCCTGTCGTTCACCCTGCTTCCCTGGATCAAGCGCATCGAGATGTGCGCCAACCGACGCCTGTTGCGTCCTGATGAGCGCCGCCGCTTCTACGTGAAGTTCAATCCGGAAGGGCTGCTGCGCATGGATAGCGCGGCGCGGGCGGCCTTCTACAGCTCGATGACGCAGAACGGGATCTACACGCGGGACGACTGCCGCCGCAAAGAAAACCTGCCTCCGCAGGGCGGGAACGCCGCGAAGCTCACTGTGCAATCCAACATGCTGCCGATCGACAAACTGGGTGAAGACCCCGGCGGCGCCAATCAGGCCAAGGCGGCGCTGCTCGACTGGCTCAACGACCAGCCAAGAGGTAACACCCTATGAGACACAAGGATCGACTGGCGGCGGTCAAGTACCGCTCTTTCGACTATGACGTGAAGGCTGTCGGCGACGACGGCCTTTTTTCTGGCTACGGCTCAGTGTTCGGAGTGGTCGACAGCTACAAGGAGGTCGTTGCGCCGGGTGCCTTTCTCGAATCGATCGAGGATACCAAGGCCAAGGGCCGCACCTTCCCTGTGCTGTGGCAGCACATGACCCGAGAGCCAATTGGCAGTTGGGACATCGAAAGCCTGAAGGAAGACGATCACGGCTTGTTTGGCGATGGTGAGCTGTGGCTTCCAGACGCGCCGTACGCCCGTATCGCCTTCCGAGGCATGCAGACGAGATCGATCACTGGTCTGTCTATCGGCTACTACATTCGAGAGTCGAGCTTCGACCAGAAGACCGGTATTCGGACCCTGACGAAACTCGACCTGATCGAGATATCGATCGTCACAGTGCCCGCCAATGACGAGGCGCGCACCGACATTATCAAGTCGAAGTTGGCCCATGGCGGCCTGCCTTCGATGTCCGAATTTGAGTTGCTCCTGCGCGAGGCAGGCTTCTCGAAATCTCAGTCCACGGTGATTGCCAATCGTGGGCTGCAGCACCTGCTCCGGAGCGAGTCCGAGGGCGACCTGGCAGCAATCGAAATCGTCGAGGCGTTGAAGTCGCGCCCGACACTTTCTCTCCCATCGTTTTGAGGATTCATCATGCATAACGCCATGAGCAACCAGGCTCGCTCCGAACACCGCCAGTTCCAGCGCAAGGAGCACGCCGAAGACAAGCTGCAGCTGAAAGCGGTCAACGACCTGCTCGATGAGCGCGACAAAGAGATCAAGGCGTTCGCCGCCAAGGCCGCTGAAGAGATCAAGTCGCACGGCACCATCCTGTCCGAAACCAAGACCATCCTCGATGGCCTGGTGAAGGACGGCTTGGGCCTGCAGGATCGCCTGCAGGAAATCGAGCAGAAGATGGCCCGCCGTTTCTCCGCCAACGACCCTGTCGACTTCAAGTCGGCTGGCGAGGAGCTGACCGAATGTGACGATTTCAAGTCGCTGCAGACTCGCGGTCGCGGCATCGTTCGAGTGGGCCGGAAGGCCGTCACCAACATCACCAGCGCTACCACCGGCACCGGAGGCGTCGGCGCCGCTATCCAGCCGACCCGTGTGCCCGGCATTGTGGTTGGGCCGGAACGTGAGTTCACCATTCGCGACCTGATCATGCCAGGCCGCACCGGCTCGAACGCGGTCGAGTTCGTGCAGGAAACCGGCTTCCAGAACATGGCCGCGCCCCAGGCGGGTGAGGGTGCCGCGAAAGCCCAGTCTGATCTGTCCTTCGGCCTGAAGACCACCAACGTCATCACCATTGCCCACTGGTTCCGCGCTTCCAAGCAGGTGCTGTCGGACATTCCGCTCCTTCAGAGCTACATCAACGGCCGCGCGATCTACGGCCTGAAGTACAAGGAAGAAGAGCAACTGCTCGCTGGCGACGGTACCGGCCAGAACCTGCTGGGCTTGATTCCTCAGGCTACCGCCTTCAACAACGCTCTGCGCAAGGCGGGCGACACCAAGATCGACACCCTGCGCCGCGCCATTCTGCAGGTTCGCATTGCCGAGTACCGTGCTTCGGCTATCGCCCTGAACCCGGTTGACTGGGCAGACATCGAGCTGACCAAAGACGCCAACGGCTCCTACATCTGGGTGAACGTCCAGGAAGGCGGCGTACAGCGCCTGTGGAAGCTGCCTGTGGTGGACAGCAACGCTGTGCCGGAAGGTGAGTTCCTGGTAGGCGCGATGAACATCGCCGCCCAGGTGTTCGACCGTGAGGAAGCGGCCGTCGAGGTTTCCACCGAAGACGGCGACAACTTCCGCACCAACATGGTCACCATCCGCGCCGAGGAGCGCCTGGCACTGGCGGTCTACCGCCCAGAGTCGTTCGTTCATGGCGAGTTCGAAGCCACCCCGTAACCTGCCCAGGAGCGCGCCCGGGAAACCGGGCGTGACTGCATATGTCGGAAGTGAAAGTCAAAACTATCAAGGGGTTTATCAACGGCGGTGTCTATGCCAAGCGCGGTACGGAAATCACTGTTGAGGAGTTGCGCGCCCGCGATTTGCTGCGTAATGGCCTGATCGAGGATTACGACGTGAAGAAAGCCCAGGAACCCGAGAACAAGAAGGCGCCGGAGCCGGCCAACAAAGGCGGCAAGGGAGCGGCCACCAAGCCCAAGGAGTGATCCATGTCCGTGATCGCCATCGACCTTGCCATGCATCATCTGCTGGCCGAACCTGAAGATCAGGTACTGGTCCAGGCTCAGCTGGACGCGGCGGAAGAGGCGGCGATGCAGTTCCTCAACCGCCGCTTCTACCTAGACCAGGTGACGCTCGACGGCGCCCGCGCCGGTGTGTCGGCCTCCCTGCAGCAAGCCAAGGAGGCGAACTCTGCGGCGGTCGCTGCCGCTGAGGCAGAGCAGGACTACACGCTGCGCTGCCGACTGCTCGACCATGCCCGCCAGGCTCTGGCCGATGCGTATGACCAGGCCGACGCCATCGCCTACGGCATGGTGCTCAACCCCTCCATACAAGCGGCTTGCCTGTTGAAGCTTGGGCACCTGTTCGCCAACCGCGAGGAGGTGGTCACCGGTACCATCGCCACTGAGCTGCCGCTGGCCTCCCAGCACCTGCTGATGCCCTATCGCATCCGGATGGGTGTGTGATGCAGGCCGGCAAGCTCCGGCACCGCATCGACCTTCAGGAGCTGGTACAGGTGCGTGACCCGGCAACCCTGGAGTTCGGCGAACCGGAATGGGTGACCCGCTGGGAGAAATGTCCGGCACGTGTTGAGCCGTTGTCAGCGCGGGATCTCGTCGCGGCTCAGGCAGCTCAGTCCGAGGCGACCGCCCGTATGGTGATCCGCTACCGACCAGGCGTGCTGCCCACCATGCGCATCATCTACCGCGGCGAGGTGTACAGCATTGAAGGCCCACCCCTGGAGGACGACAAGTCCGGCCTGGAGTACCTGACGCTTCTGGTGTCGAAGGGGGTGAAGGATGGCTGATGGCGTGGAGTTCAGCATCACCGGCCTGGAAAGCCTGCTGGGGAAGTTAGACGCCGTCAGCTACGACGTTCGCCGCAAGGGTGGCCGGGCCGCACTGCGCAAAGCTGCCCAGGTGGTTGTACAGAAGGCCAAGGAAGGCGCCGAGCGGATCGACGACAAGGAAACCGGTCGCTCGATCGCCGACAACATCGCCCTGCGCTGGAATGGCCGCCTGTTCAAGCAGACCGGTGACCTGGGTTTCCGCATCGGCGTGCTGCACGGCGCCGTGCTCAAAAACGGCGGCGACCTTAGTCCGAATTCGCCCACGCCACACTGGCGCCTGATCGAGTTCGGTACCGAGAAGATGGCTGCCGCCCCGTTCATGCGGCCGGCCCTGGCCAACAGCATCGCGGAGGTGACCAACACCTTCGTCTCCGAATATGAAAAGTCGATCGATCGCGCCATCCGGCGCGCTGCGAAGAAGGCTGCATCCTCATGACACCACCGATTGTTCAGGCCTGTTTGGCTTCTCCAGCGGTTACCGCTTTGCTGGGGGCTGGCGCGGATATGCGGCTCTATTCCTTTGGCGAGGCGCCGGACGCAGTGGCCAAGCCCTATGCCGTGTGGCAACTCGTCAACGGATCGCCGGAGAACTACCTCGCCGGACGCCCGGACGCCGACGGCTTCACGCTGCAAGTCGACGTGTACGGCACCACCGGCACCGCTGTGCGCCAGGTGCGCGATGCCATCCGTGATGTCATCGAGCTGCGCGCCAATGTCACCCGCTGGGGCGGCGAAGGCCGTGACCCAACCACCAAGAACTACCGAACCAGCTTCGACGTGGACTGGATAGTCCAGCGCTGAGGTTTCTGCAGTTCCAGGCCCGCCGCGTGCGGGCTTTCTTTTGCCCAATACATGGAGAACCCCATGGCAATCCTTACCCAAGGCACCCAGATCTTTGCGCTGGTACCAACCGCCGATAACCCCTCGCAGTTCTCGGTGATGGAGGTCGAATGTGCCACTGCGTTCAACCCTGGCGGCAACCCGGCCGACCAGATTGAAACCACCTGCCTCAGCCAGCGGGTTCGGACTTACCTCCGTGGCCTGCGCACCCCTGGCCAGGCTTCGATGACCCTCAACGCCGATCCGCGCAATGCCTCGCACATTCGCCTGCATGAACTCTCCGAAGACGACGATATCGAGACGATTCACTGGGTAGTCGGCTGGTCGGATGGCAAAGCGCTGCCAGGCGTTGCGGTGGCCGGTAGCGTTGATGAAATCCAGATCACTAGCGGCGGCAGCGGCTACACCACCGCGCCGACTGTGACCATCACCGGCGGCGGTGGAACCGGTGCGACAGCCGTAGCCGTGCTCGACGGTGATGAGGTGGCTTCGGTCACCATTACCAATCCCGGCAGCGGCTACAGCAGCGTGCCGTCCGTATCGTTCAGCGGTGGCGACGGAAGCGGGGCGGCGGCCTCCGCATCGCTCAATACCGAGCCAGATTTCACCTTGCCGAATTCGCGTACCTGGTTCCTGTTCGACGGCTATGTCGCCGACTTCCCGTTCGACTTCGCCGCCAACGCAGTGGTCACCACCGCTGCATCCATCCAGCGCTCGGGTGGCTCGGCCTGGATCCGCAAAACCACCAACGCCTGAGGTAGTTCATGAAACTGAGCATCGAAACGCTGAGAAGCAGCGGATCTTTCACTGGCCGCCCGGTTGAGAAAGAAATCAACTGGAAGCAGGGCGACAAGGCGTTTACCGCAACAGTGTTCGTGCGGCCGCTTGGCTACCAGTCGGCGGTCAGCGACGTGCTGTCCGCTGGGGGCAAGCAGAAGGACAACATCGCAGGGCGCATCGCGGCTGCGATCTGTGATGAAGAAGGCAACACCGTGTTCTCCCCAATCGACATCACCCATGGCCCGCTCGATCCCGCAGAGCTGGAAAAGGATCCGGCCAGCACCAAGCGCCTCGGAGCCCTGGACGGAAACCTTACTGTGGCCCTGATGGTGGCCATTAATGAGGTCACCAACATGGGAAAGACGCAGACCTCAGCGACCTCGACGAGCTCTGGCACGAGCTAGTCCTGTGCGGCATTGGCGGGAGAACGATTGCTGAGGCGAAGGAGCGCCTCAGCCTTCAGGAGTTCAGGTCCTGGGTGAAGTTTCGAAACCGTCGAGGGTCGCTTCACCTGGGCATGCGTATTGAGCGTGGCACGGCGCTGCTGGCCACGCTGTATGCCAACACCCACACCAAGGATGGCGGGTACAAAGTTTACGACTTCATGCCTCATGAATCAGAGCCTGCGATGACGCTTGAGGAAGCCATGAGGACTTGGGCATAGCCAGTCACCGCAGGAGGTAATGCATGGCGAGCAAATCGCTGGGCACACTCACGCTTGACCTGATCGCAAAAATTGGTGGCTTTACGGGCCCACTTGATCAGGCCAGTCGTGAGTCGCAGAAACGCATGGCCGAAATCAAGAAGTCAGCCGAGAACCTTGGCAAGGGGATAGGTACCGCTTTTGCGGCGGTCCCAGCTATCGTCGGAGGCTTGGTAACCAGCTCGGCTATGGCCGCCAAGGAAATCAGCAACCTTTCCAGTCTGGCCGGCCTCAGCACCACGGAATTTCAGCGCTACGCTGCAGGCGCTGCTTCCGTTGGGGTCGAGCAGGAAAAGCTCTCTGACATCTTCAAGGACACCAACGACAAGGTCGGTGACTTCCTGGCTACAGGCGGTGGGGAGTTGAAGAACTTCTTCGACACCATTGCGCCGAAGGTTGGCGTCACCGCTGAGCAGTTCCGCAATCTGAACAGCGCCGACGCACTGCAGCTATACGTAAGCAGCCTGCAGAAAGCCAACGTCAGCCAAGCGCAGATGACTTTCTTCATGGAGGCGATCGCCGACGAGGCCACGGCCTTGGTTCCCCTGCTTGCCGATGGGGGAAAGAAGTTCAAAGAGTTGGGCGATGCCGCTCAGTCCGCTGGCATGGTCATGGACGAGGAGACCATTGGCGCGGCGCGGCAGTTCAACACTGAACTTACCGTGATCGGCCAATACGCTTCCTCGGCGAAGACCGCTCTGGCGGCCGAATTCATGCCGGTCCTTGCGCAGCTGGCGAAAGATCTCTCGGACACCACCAAAGAGGCCGGCGGCTTGCGCAATGTTGTACATGAGTTTGCCGACGACTTCATCGAGGTCACGGCGGTGACGGCGAGCGTGGCTGATGGCATTGGTCGGGCATTCAAGATTACTGCGGCGGGCCTGGTAAGTGGGTTCGCTACTACCATGGCGTATCTGCAGAGCCTCGGTGCAACTGCCAATAGCTTGCTCGGAGCGCTCACCTTTGGGGATGTTTCGAAGGAGTTCAAAGAGAATGCCGCACAGCTGACAACGGACGCGATCGATAACTCCCGAACGGCTAGCAGCGTTATGTCGGAAGTTGCCGAAGCCTTCGAGAGGCCATGGTCGGGCGACCGAATCCGCGAGTATGTCAAGGAGGCAAGGAAGGCGGCTGCGGAGTTGCCCAAAATCTCGCCACCAGGCAAAGGCAATGCGGGGTTTGTCGGCCAGACCGATGCGCAGAAGGCTGCAGCTAAGGAGGCCGAAGCCGCTGCGAAGAGGTTGAACCAGGCGTTTGAAACCACCGAGGAGAACCTGCAGCGACAGATCACTCTGATCAACACCAGCACGGATGCCAGAAAGAACGCCACGGAAGTGGCGAAGCTCCAGTTCGAGATCGAGTCGGGCAAGTTGGTCGGCATCAATGCCAAGCAGCAGGAGCGCCTGACCGGCCTGGCCACTGAGCTTGACCGGCTTCAGCAACTGAAGAAGGCCAACGAGGATGCGGCCAAGGCCCGTGCCTTTGGGGATACCCTGTCTCAGGCCAACAGAACTGCCCGGGAAGGGTTCGATCTGGAATTTGCCGGCGCTGGTAGCGGTGACAAGCTGAAGGAGCGCCTGAAGGCCGACCTGGCTATCCAACAGGATTACCAGAGCCAGCTGGCCGACCTGCAGAAACAGTACAACGGCGGCGACATCAGCAAGGAACTGTACAACCTGGAAACCGAGCTTCTGCGCGAGGCTCTAGCCCAGCGAATGGAAATCCAGCAGGACTACTATGCGCAGCAGGATGAGGCCCAGAAGAACTGGTTGGACGGCGTTTCCTCCGCCTGGGAAAACTACCGCGACACTGCCATGGATTATCAGCAGCAGGCCGCGGACTTCACCACCAGCACGCTGGACACGCTTACCAGTTCGGTAGGCGATGGCATCGCCTCGATGATCCTCGAGTCGGAGAGCCTGGGCGACGCTTTCGTGAACGTTGCGGCGACGATGGCGAAGAGCATCATCAACGCCCTGGCGCAGATGGCCGCTCAATGGCTGGTTTACCAGGGCATCCAGCTGATTGCGGGCAAGACTACTCAGGCCAGCGCGGCAACGACCCTGATCGCGAATGCGCAGGCAACGTCGTTCCAGGCGCAACTCGCGGCGTTCGCGAGTACCGCAGCCATTCCGATCGTAGGCCCGATCTTGGCGCCGGCGGCGGCAGCAACTGCGGCAGGGATCACAGCTCCAATGGTTGCCGGTGTGGCGGCGTCGGCCTTGGCAGGCATGGCTCACGACGGTATCGACTCCATTCCTGAGGATGGCACCTGGTTCCTCCAAAAAGGCGAGCGGGTTACCACCGCCGAGACCAGTGCCAAGCTTGACAGTACGCTGAGCAAAATTCAGGCGAACCAAGGACAGCAAGGCCAAAGCCAGCCGGTTGTGAACCTCTACGAGGATGCTTCGCGCGCCGGCCAGTCGCGCCGAAACCAAGACGGGAGTATCGACGTGTGGGTTTCCCAGCTCCTGAGTGACGGCGCTCCGGCACAGGCGATCGAGGCGAAATATGGACTACAGGCGGTTGGACGATGAACAAATATCCAAAGGGCTTGCCGTGCGCGCTGCGGGATGGATACGGGTTCGAGCCGGTGGACAACATCTCGCGCACAGAGATGGAGAGCGGTCGGGCTAGGCAGCGCATCATCTTCGACTCTGTACCGACGATGGTTCCGCTGGCCTGGATCTGCTCGGAGAGGCAGGCCTTGCTGTTCGAGGCCTGGGCCGCTCAGGTTGCCAGGGCGGGGTGGTTTCTGATCCCGCTCAAGATCCCAGGCGGAATGAAGGACATAGAGGTGCGATTCACGAAGACACCGTCCGGACCTGAGCTGGTCGGCGTGAGCAGTTGGCGCTATACGGCGACCTGTGAGCTCCGAGAGCGACCACTGCTTGAGCCGGGATGGGCTGAGCTGATGCCGGAGTGGGTACTGATGATGAACATCGTCGACTTGGCGGTTAACCGGAAGTGGACCAAGGCATGACCATTCTCGAGCAAGCCTACCGCGAGGCGGTGGCATCTGGCGGCAATGATGTCTTCGTCCGGACATTGGAGATTACATGTGCGGCCTGGGATGCTCCGGTACTGGTCTGCAATGGCTTCACCGACCGGATCTGCGGCACCGAGGATGGAAGGGTGCTTAACTTCCTGGCAGCCAACATCGGTATCGCGCTGGCTGCCAAAAACAACAAGGGCAACCAGGCACTGGCGTTTGGGATAGACAACACCACCGGCCTAGTGCGCCATCTAGCTGATGAAGCCCTCGACGCAAACGCTAGGGTGACAGCCGTTTACCGTGTGTATCTGGCAAGCGACCTATCCGCACCATGCGAGAGGCCCTATCGCATGTCGGTGGATAGCGACTCATTCGAGCAGAACCAAGCCACCTTGCAGTGCGGATTCTTCGATCTGATCGGCACCGCTTGGCCGCGTGCGCTTTACACGACGAATTTCGTGCCAGGCCTCAAATACCTCTAAGGGATTCCCCTATGGAATGGATCAACAAATACCTGTCTTGCAGGTATGAGGATGGCGCGCGCGGTCCAGAAAGGTACGACTGCTGGGGCCTGGTCAGGGAGGCGCGCCACCTGCACCTATGTAAGCGTCTTCTGCCGAGCTGGGGGCATGTGCGCAATACCGACCCGCGAGAGTTCACCAGGGCGTATAGGGCCGAGTCTGTGCACATGGAAGTGTGCCAGCCAGAACATGGCGCCATAGCTGCGGTAATGCGCGGTCATATCTGTGTGCACGTCGCCCTGGTCTTAGAGGCTGGTGGGCGGCTCAAGATCATCGAAATCAACCCGGCGCGCGGCGCCCGATGCCTTCCGCTCTCCCAGTGGAAGCGCGACCACAATACCGTCATCTACTACCGAGACCGGGAATGATCGAAATCTACCCAAATAAGCTCGCAACCGGGCCTGCCGAGGTGCGCGCGGTCGAAAGCCGTCAAAGCGTGTTGGCCTGGTTCCAGGCTGACGGTCTGCCGGCAGAGGTGGAGCCTGCTGCGTTGCCGTTGAGCGTATTCGTCAATGGCGAGCGGGCGCTGCCAACCCAGTGGGCGACTATCGAGTTCGGACCAGAGGACAGCGTCGAGATCTACCGAGAGCCAAAGGGCACAGACCCTTTCTCCATCACCTTGGCGCTGGTATTCGGCGCCAAAGCTGTACTTGGCGCCTTGATGCCAAAAATGCCTTCGCTGAATAGCAGGAGCAACACCAAGCGCGGGAATGATCTTGGGCTGGCCACGGTGAAAGGTAACCAAGTCAAACTGAACTCGGTGATCCGAGAAATCGCGGGCCGGCAGCGGCCATACCCTGACTATGCGCTGCCGCCAAATCGATACTTTGATGACCCGCGTTCGCAGTGGATCGAGATGCTGCTTGTGGTAGGTCGCGGTAAGTACGACATACCTGCAGGCAGCATCCTTATAGGTGATACGCCCCTGATCTCGTTGGGCGCCGATGCGCAGTACCAGATTTACGGACCTGGAGCCAATCTCAGTGCTGAGCCTGCTGCGAAGTGGTGGCACTCCGCTCCTGAGGTGGGCGCGACATCAACCGGTACGGCGGGTATCGAGCTCAAGGCCACATACGCTGTCGAACCTGTTCCTGACGCTCAGTCGTTCCAGTTCGCTGGCAAGACGGTCACCATCCCGAGCGGTGCTGGCGCGTTTCCCTCTGGTTGGGCTGCCGGCATGATCGTGCGTATCGTCGTCGGTTACACCTACGACGTGATAGATGGCGGGGCAGGGCGCGATATCATCCGCGGAAACCTTGATCAGGTTGCGCCATATGTCGGCATGCCGATTGAGATCGTTGGTGCGAACGAAGGCAGCTACACGGTAGCCACATACACGCCTGGCGTGGGCACTGCCCCAGATGAGATGACGCTGAACTGGGCCTCCGGAGGTGCTGCAACCGGACTGACGATAGGAACCGGCTTGCGTATGAGCATCGGATTCCGTGGGCTGCGGTACCGTATAACGGCAGCAAGCACCTCTTCGATCTCCGTGGAGCGGATAAATGCGGTAGGAGATAATGACCCAACCTGGCCAGGGTTCGACGCTCTCACGACATCGACCGCGCTGTTGCAATTGGATGGATCCACACAGGAGGGTGACTGGTCCGGCCCTTATGCGGCCTGCCCTGCAGGAACGACGACGAGCCGTATTGCCTGGGACATTTTCTTCCCTCAGGGGTTGACTCATGTAGGAGAAAATACCGGTAAAACTCGGGATTTCTCCGTGACGGTTGAGCTTCAATACCGCGACATTGCAACTGCCGGCGCTTGGACTTCCTTCAAGAAAACCTACACCCAGGCCACGCTCGATCAGCTGGGGTTCACTGAGTTTTTGAACATTCCTCTCATGCGCCCCGAGGTTCGCCTGCGTCGAATCGGGGCGAAGTCCACAAGCACGTCGGACGCAAACACCGTCCAATGGTACGGCTTGAGATCCAATCTCCCTGCTCCGACGCGGTATGACGGCGTAACAACCATGGCCGTTCGGGTAAAAGGAGGGAACCGCATTGCTTCCCAGTCTGAAAGCCAGGTATCGGTGGTTGCCACCCGTATTTTGCCTACGCGCAGAAACGGTGCGTGGACTGCCGAGGAACCTACGCGAGATATCTCTGCCTGGATCGGCTACATCGCTCAAAGCGTCGGCTATTCGATTGCGGACGGGAATTCCGATCTTGATCTAGAGGAGCTGGATCGTTTGCAGGAGATCTGGACGGCCCGCGGCGACTACTTCGACAGAACGATCGAGGACGCAAGCACGGTGAAGGCCTGCATGATCGAGTGCCTGCAGGCTGGCTTCGCAGAGCTGACCATTGATCGTGGTCTTATCCGGCCGGTTCGTGATGAGCCCCGCGGACCAGACTTTGATCACATGTACAACCCGGAGGTCATGACCAAGCCTCTCAAGCGCGAAGCCGAGCATGTCACTGAAGACGACTTCGACGGGGTCGATGTCGAATACCTCGACGGTGGAACCTGGCAGATCGAGACCGTGGAATGCCGACTCGCAGGAGATGCCGGAACACGAACAGAAAAGATCAAGATCGAAGGAGTGACCGACCGAACCCGTGCATGGCGCATTGGGATGCGGCGCCGCCGTCAGCAGGTCTACCAGCGCAAGCGTTACAGCTTCTCCACGGAACTTGATGCGCTGAACAGCGGCTATCTGGACTATGCCCTGCTGGGCGATACCACCCCTGGGTATGGTCAGAGCGCAATGCTCAAGGGTTATGCGCAGCTGGGCGGCCAGCACATGCTGGTCTCCTCGGAGCGGCTGGACTGGTCTGCTGGAGGCGAGCATTGGATTGCGCTTCGCCGCCGAGACGGCAGCGCCTCTGGGCCATACGTTGCAACGCGCATTGATGACTACCGGCTGACCATTCCGTCTCTGGACTTCGTGCCGGTTCTGGACAGCGCTATGGACGCGCCTGTGCTGCAGTTCGGCCCCAAGACCAAGTTCTGCTACCCGGCGCTCATCAAAGAGGTCAACCCGAGTGGCACGGTCAGCTGCAACGTCACCGCAGTGAATTACGACGAACGCATCTACCTCGACGACAACAATTTCCCTCCGGCCTGACCGGATCCTGAAACGAGCATGCCCGCCACTGAGCGGGCTTTTTTATGCCCGGAGAAAATATGCGCTACAACACTGGCAACCCGGTTGGAACCGATGGCTCGAACGATCCGCGCGACCTCTACGATAACTCTGGTGTGATCGACGTTTGGGCAACTGATCGCACGAGAGTCACCGCGCCTGACCGGCTTGGTGTCGAACGCCGGACCCTGTACGGAATGGAACTACAGGTGTCCGAATGGTTGGCCGCACAAGGCTTTGAGCCAGTTCCGTTAATCTATGTGGATGGCACGCAGCTTACCGTTGATCGACCAACACAGTTGATCCAGCGAAACGACAATCTCTATAGCGTAAAGCTGCCAGCCACCTTCCCAGTGGAGCTCAGCGGAACCTGGGTTGATGATCAAAACCTCCTAGTGGCACAGGTTGATCGATCACTGCGTGATGCACTGGCAAGTGCTTCCGGTGCGAGCATGATCGGTTACCGCCAGCGCACCGTTGCTGATCGCCTGAACGACACCGCTAATGTCAAAGACTATGGTGCGATCGCTGACGGTACCTATCATCCGCTATCCGAGCGATTCGCCACTCTTTCCGCTGCTCAGGCCGTATACCCACACGCCACGGCGCTGACTGATTCCATTGACTGGGCGGCATTCCAGGCGGCGATCAATAGCGGAGCGCCGCGTGTTCACACACCTGGCGGGCATTATGTTCTCAACAAGGGCACTCTGTGCACCCGGGACGTAGCCTACAGCGGCGACGGTTATGCCTCGCACGTAGACATGAGCCTTTCCTCAGGCCCTGGAAGCTGCTTTCTGACCCAAGGTAGCCTGACGCAGATCGGTAACCTATCCGTGAGCGTGGTGAAGGGCGCACGTACGCTTACATTTGCTGCTGCGCCTGACCTTGTGCCGGGTGACGTAGTGATCGTGTACAACCCCACGAACGGTTCTTGGCTTGCTGATCGCGACCCATACCGGGCTGGCGAGATGTGGAAGGTGCACTCCGTTAGCGGGAATGTTGTCACGATCTACGGCAACAGCTCCTCGGTATATCTGTTCAGCGAGGTACAGGTATACCGTTTGCGCGGAGTGCGCGCATCCGTAGACAACATGCATTTCTCTCCCTCTGATACATACTCTATCGCTCCGTTCAAAGTTTTGTTCGGCGACGGTGTGAGGGTTTCGAACTACTGGGCGAGCGATGTCACGCTGTATACCGGCTTGGAGATAGAGCGTAGCTTTGACGTGAGCGTCAATGTCACTTCGTCCCCCAACCGCTCCCCTGCAGTCAACGACGAGTACGGGGTCACTCTCTCCAACTGCGCGAACTTCACCGTTTATGGCGGTAGCGCTGCGGCAACGCGTCATGCTGTAGCGCTTGGGGGCATGGATGACGTGTGCTGCGTTCCTAACCGAGGCGGCTTGATCTACGGCATGTTGGTAGACAACGTCGACCTTGCTTCGGACATCGGCGCAGGGGACATGCACGGCAACGCCGATAAGATCACGTATGACAACTGCGTGTTCCGTAACGGTTTAATCATGCAGGGCAGGGACGCAACGGTGCGTAACAGCACCATATATGGTGTGTCCAGCGCTTCGGGCGAGGCTATCTATGGCACAGAAATCTATGGCGGCACGTTCACCATCGAGAACAATCGGTTCATCAGCTACGGTGATGGCGCCGCGTTTGGCATCATCCATCTGTCGCCAGGCACTAGCCAGCGCGAAGCGCTGCTGATCATTGCGCGTGACAACACCTTTGAGCTGCCGAACGCCACTGGCTCGACCAAGGTGCTGTTCCTGCGCGGACGCAATGCACCGTTCCCGTGCAGCGTCAATATCAATGGCATGCATGTTCACATGGCCTCTGTGGCGCTGCAGTGCTTCTTGTTCGCTGACGATCAAATCGCTGCGACGCTGAACAGTAACTACCTGATTGTGGATAACGTGTACGGCCCTCTCGGCACGTATCTCTTGTACCCAACAGCGAAGAACGCCAGCATCGCAACCCGGCAAATGAAGCAGTCCGGCGCTGTCAACGTAACCACCACGGCCGCAGCAACCGTAGCAGCTCCGGCACAGACCATCCGCTACCCGTACTCTAAAATGCCAAACGTAAGTGTTCAGGTGTCCAGCCAGTCCGGCGGCGACCAGAGTGCTATCGGGTCAATCACACCCGTACCGATTGCGTATAACGTGCAGCCCGGAAGCTTAAGGCCAGCCATCATGGCGCCTAGCGGGTCATTTGCGGCCGGTGGATCTGCGCGACTGCACTGGATTAGCAGCCTCGACGATGTGTGATCTGGCCTTTGATGGCTGTTATGGCGCTTAACAGCCATCAAAGGTCTGGGTAGTAAGCTGCTACCAAACAGATGGCCATGAACACAATCATTGCAGCCATTTTGAGGGCCGCTATCGCCGATTTTTCAAGCATCAGTCATTCCTTTGGGTGGGTTTTTCACGATAAACATGCTTCAAGGGTATCAATATTGCATGACTTCTATGATTTTCATAGACGCAAGCAGTGTAGGCCGCCAGAGCAAATGGGCTGATTGGATGTCCCAGCCTGTTCTGAAAAAGGCTCACTGGTCGTATACTCCACAGCATTTTTCTCGACTGGATGTGGAATGGGAATGAATGTCAAGGCGGCTATAGAGGCCTCTTCTGGATACAAGCCTTTCATCGACGGACTGAGAGCCCTGTCGATTTTGGCTGTTGTGCTATACCACGCAGGGATTGCTCAGGTGCCTGGCGGCTTTGTCGGTGTAGACATATTTTTTGTGATATCGGGCTTCCTGATCGTCACTCATATTATAGGATCAATTCAGTCGGGAAGTTTTTCGTTCGGAGAGTTTTGGGCTAGGCGGGCTCTCAGAATTCTTCCTCCATATCTTTTAGTGATTGTTGTCTGCTCTGCTGTCGCTCCTTTCATTCTAGTTCTTCCCAAAGAGCTAACTGAGTTTGGCAATCAGGTTTCTTATTCTGCCGGGATGCTGGCTAACCACTATTTCCTCGGGCAGCAGGGCTATTTCGACGGCCTATCTGATACAAAGCCTCTACTTCATCTGTGGTCGCTCGCTGTAGAAGAGCAGTTCTATCTGTTCGCGCCAATGGCAATCTTTGGGTTGTATTTGGTTACCAGGCGAATGAAAGATGAGCGAGCAGTACTAACATCATTCGTAGTGGTTGCATTAGCATTTGCTCTTTCCTTGTATGGCTGCATTTTACTTAGCGGGTCAGGAGCTGGTAAGAACTACTCGTTCTTCTTGATGCCCCTGAGAGCTTGGGAGTTTATTGCTGGCGGCGCAATCGCATTTGCTGTTCCTTACGCGCAGCGATTTAATCGGTTTGCTCTAGATTCCGCTGCTCTGGCAGGTATTGTAGCTATTTCGTATGCAATTCTAACATTTAATGGCAAGAGCCCATATCCAGCAGATAAAGCATTGGTTCCAGCTATTGGGGCTGCGATTGTAATACTTTGTGGTGTGGCAAATCCTAAAATCACAATCGCGAAAATTTTATCATTGCGTCCGTTTGTTTTGATCGGTCTTGTTTCATACGCTTGGTATCTGTGGCATTGGCCATTGTTGACATTTGGTAGGATATATAACTTCGGCGAGAGAGATATTACATTTGATCTAAGTATGGTTGCCATTTCATTTGTTATGGCCTGCGCAACATATATTTATGTGGACAAGAAAGTATTAGCTTGGAGAAAGTCTCTCAAAAGCGGCGCTAGCTGGAGGCATGCTGCTGGTGTATTAGCGGTTTGCATGCCTGTCTGTATAGTTGGCATATACATTTCCCAGTATATGGCCCCATCCGTTGCAAGGAACTTCACAGAAGCTCAGGTTCCAAAAACAGCGTCCAATGCAGGGGACTGTAACCTCCATACAGCAAAAGGGCCATCTAAATGTCTGGCGGCTGCAGGTGAAAAGGAAATTGGATTGCTAATCGGTGATTCGCATGCTGATGCTGCTTACCGCGGTATTTCACATCATGCAGCGGATAGCCAATCTATGCTGGCTACTTTAAGTTCTGGTGGTTGTGCAGCGATCTTTAATGTGCGCATAAATAACCCCGACAACGCCATGAGAGAAAGGTGCGAAAAGGGCCGACAAAATGCGTTGGAATTTGTTGGGCAGCTGAACCCCAAGTATGCTGTTTTGTTTTCAAGTTGGTCTATATATAGTGGTAAAGGATACTATTCGCTTGGCGAGGTCGGAAGCAGCGTAAGTTTCTCTGATACAAAGCTTGGGTTTGTATCTAAGCTAGACGAAACAATCGATTATCTCCATCGGCTAGGCGTCGAAAGGGTGCTGATTGTTGGCCCGGTTCCTATCTTCAAAGCATCAGCGCCTAATTGCGTTTTGCGATCGTTACATTATGGGATAAATCCTGATAAGCATTGTTCGGTCTTGCGCAGTGAAGTCGAAAGATCTAGAGCAGATGTGGTATCTTGGCTGAAAGAGGCTTCAGCTGATAGGCATGAAGTTAAGTTTATAGATCCAATAGATTATTTCTGCGATGCAGATGTCTGTCGAAGCTATGGGAACGAAGGGGTTCTTTATACAGACACCAATCATGTCAGTGATGCTGGGCTAGAAAGGATCTATCAAGGAGGGCTTACAGAGTTTGATTGGCTGCTTGGGCGAACTAACTCTCATGCTTCGAAGTAGATGGTTGATTTGTATTTAGTGTAATACGTTAAGCCCGCTTCTTAGCGGGCTTTTCTTCGGGGTTATGCAGGCAATTGTTATATTTGTTTGTCGGATCACAGTGTTGTATGGATTCGTTGTGACGATGAGTAGAAGCCGAGTGCTGCTGGGATCATCAAGTAAGTAAAATATTTTCCAGCAAATAGCAGAAGAGCTGAGCAGACTAATAGTGCGAAAATGGCCAATGATTGTTTAGATAATCTCTGTCCTGATGAGATCATTATAAGAAGCTTGAGTGTGGGAGCGCCAACTATAGCAATCACGAATAGGAAACCTGCTAGTCCCAAGTCGTGCCAGGCTGAGAGTATATTATGAATATATTCTCCTTTTTCGTAGTTTCCGTAATCCCCGAAAATTGGATTTTCCATAATTCTTTCGACGCCTTCCGAGGCGATCCTCTCTCGTTCTCTGCTTGAATTGTCATTCTGCAGATCTATAAGATTAGTTATTCGGCTTTCCGGTAGCTCTACTATCCCAGAGCTTGCCACAAGTATGGACAGCATTGCGATGCTGATCGCAGCAATAAAAGGTATAGCTTTGTTCTTTGAGAGTAACAGTTCAAAAATTGCCGCAAATAGTACGAATCCAAGAAATTCGCTACGAGCCCCGTTTATATATAGGCATGCAAATGATACTAAGATTATTGGTAGGCGAACCCACCTTTTACTTGTTTGATAGACTATGAGGAAAGACAGAAGGAAATAACATAATGCAAACGTCTGGTAGCTTGGGATGTGATTTAAATCACTCATTTCTCGCAAGGAAAATCGTCCGCCCACAGTGTAATACATCATGCATGCCGAAACTATAATCCATGAAAATAGCAGTAGTATTCTAGGTCTGCTATATGTGCCGGCTACGCCCTTGCAAATAAGAAACACACTAATACTTTGGGCAATTGCTGTTAGATGCCATGCAAACATGTAATCATCTGATGATGATCTGTTTATTGTTGCTATAAGTAAAAAATATAGCAAGAACAGCATGTAAGACAAGTCTGTTGCGTTTATTCTTAGCGTTTTAATGTGTGCCCATGCGTACATCGGAAATAGCATCGCAAGCGCTCCAGCTGAGACTATTCCAAAGTACCCAGCAGGCAGCGGCGGAAAGACTCCGCTTGTGATCGCTACATAATATAAAATGGTTCCAGGGAAAAGTAAAAGGAAAAGTAAATATTGAGCATTTAAAGTTGATTGATTGTCTCTTGTCATTAGCCTGCGGCCTTTGTTCATCAAAAGAATAAAATATTATAATAGTGATCCGAATGGTCTTGGATTCATATTATTAGTTCAATTAAAACCTTCAAACTGTGTTTCTGTGACGCATTCATATATTTAGTTTAGAGCTTTCGGCCACTATGCTGATCTATACGCCGCCGACTCTTAAGTCATTTCCGATGGTGGTCCGGTTTCAGAGATAGTTGGCTTCGCAAAGCATCGAGATGATACGCCGTAAAACCGCTAGCCGCATGCTCTTCCTTCAATTTTTGATGATAGCCTGGCTCATAAATCTCCAAGCACACAGTCTGGTGGAGGTCTGTACTTGTTAGCAGGTCCATTCCAAGAGCACGCCACGGCTATCCGACATTTAATCGATCTGATTCCAAAAACCCAACACCGCCACCTGGCGGTATTTTTTTGCCTGGAGAAAGCCATGGCTCGACTGACAGAGGCCCAAGCCGGCGGCGCAAATGTGCTCCGGTTTCTAGACCTGATCGCCTTCTCGGAAGGTACTTCGCCTGTGAGGGGCAGCGATGACGGTTACAACGTCTTGTACGGCGGGGGGCTGTTCACAGGCTATGAGGATCATCCCCGTCATAAGCTGACTTTCCCCATCAACGGGAAACCGGTGACCAGCACGGCAGCAGGCCGGTACCAGCTGCTGGCGCGCTATTGGGACGCCTACCGGGTGAGCCTGCGCTTGCAGAGCGGCTTCACTCCGGAGAACCAGGACCGTGTTGCGCTGCAGCAGATCAGCGAGTGTCGGGCGCTTGAGGACATCAAGGCCGGCCGCATCGCCGATGCGATCGCCAAGTGCGCGAACATATGGGCCAGCTTCCCGGGCAATACCTATGGGCAGAACCCGCACCGCTTGGACAAGCTTCTGGCGCAGTGGGCGAAGCTCGGCGGGGTGCTGGTGTGAGCGGCTGGGGCGTGCGCGCGCTAGCGCTCTTGCTCGTGGTGGCGTCCTACTGGGGCGCCTATCAGCACGGCCGATCTGTCGAACGCGCTGAGGCTGCCGCTGCGTCGGCTCAGCGGGACAGCGGTGACCGCCTGGTCGAGGTATTGGGCGAGCGCAGCGCCCGAGAGGAAGAACAACGACGCGCCAAGGCGCAGGAGGAGGCGAGAGCCCATGCAAGAGAAGAACACCAGGTGGCTGATGCTGGTGATGCTGGCGCCGATACTGCTGGCCAGCGGTTGCAGCACGACGCAGCCAATTTCGCCGCCACCGTCCGTTGCCCCGCCACGGATACCGCCGCTATCGCCCGAGGCCAGGCAGCCACCCGCTCCGCCATGGTGCTCTCCGACTTGCTCACACGGGCTGATGCTCGAGCGGGAGAGCTGGCGAAAGCGTATGACCGAGCCCGAATAGCTGGCCAGCAGTGCGAGGCGGAGTATGATGCCCTGGTCAGATAACCGGAGCAGAGCGGTAAAAATGATAGCCTAGGAACCGAATGTTATAGATCATCAGATATCTGTTGACGAAACTGCTTCCTCAGAAGGCTTTGAATTTACAGGCTTTGATATGTTTATTAGGTAAGTACTAAGATCTTCTTCGCTTCGATGAAGATCAATCACTGTCGATGCAGTTTTCCAGCGATATGCTTCATTGTTAAAAGATCCGCTCTCGCTTTTCCATGACCAGTTCTCAATAACTTCTGTTGGGTCCCCAAAATATATGTCCGCCATCAATCGGACATTTTTGAAATTCTGTGTTTTCCCACTAAGAATCAAGTTGATTGGTTTGTTGTTGTTGTCAGTTGTGACAGTTGCTTTATAACCAGGCGAGACAGGAAGGTACGGCAGCCCACGAATTTCAAACTTTTTCGGGTCAGAAGTTGAAACTCGGCAAAGCTCTGGCGGATTGTTATCGTCATTGCAGACAGGAATTTCTTTCAAAAAATCCTTGTCAAAAGAAATTCCTAGAAAGTCAGATGATTTTTCCGGCTGCGAATCGTTGCTTAGAAAAGCGGTTATGCCTATGGCTGCCGAAATTAGTCCGATAATAGCGAAAGATTTGTGTACACGATCCATTGTGAATGCCACTGTTTTAACATCAAAAGCTGAATTTTGAAGAATTTCCCAGAGAAAGGCAACAATTTCGACGGATTGGTCAGGTTTCCCTACTTGAGGATCGGCTTGACTAGGTCCGGTCCTTGGTTCCTGACGTTGCCAACGGCTGTGCTCACCAGGAACCACTCGAATTCCTCAGCGGGCTCGCCCAGGTTTAGCGCCATCTGTTCGGCATGCTCGATTGGCGTATTAAGGCAAATCCATTCCCGGGCCAAATCAGGCGAGAGGACCACTGGTCGGCGGTCGTGCACATCGACCATGCCGCCCTGGGCGTCGGCGGTGATGATGACGAAACCGTCATGCTCGCTCCCAGTGAACTGGCCGATCGACGCGCACAGGGTCGGTTGCCCGTCCCGCCGCCGGATGTAGTAGGGCTGCTTCTTCGGACCGCCTTCATCGACCCACTCATACCAGCCGTCCACCGGCGTGATCGCGCGATGCGGCCAGATCGCTCGGAAGAACGGCCCGTGCGCTACCTTCTCGACCCTGGCATTGATCGGCGGCGCTCGATCAGTCGCCCAGTGCGGCCGCCATCCCCACCTCACCAGGTCCGCCCGCGGGCCTGCGTCATCCATTCGTAACACGGCCACCTGCGTGCTGGGCGCCACGTTGTAGCGCTCAACGGCCTGATCACCGATGTTGTTGCGCCACACCCCATCCATGTTCAAGGCGTCGGCAAAGTCGTGCAGTCCTCGATATTGCGACAGTCTCCCGCACATACCGGCTCTGCCAAGTTATCGGGGATGAATCCAAGTCCGCCGCACCCATCGCAATCCTCACGTTGAGCGAACGAATCATGGCATGTCGGGCAGCAGGTGAAGGGTGAGTAGCGAGCCCGATCTCGCAGCATCCGATACCGCATCCAGTCTTTTTGCTCGAACGCTTCCTGTGCCAGGTCAACCAAGGTCCGATAGGCATCTGGATCTTGCACCCCGGTCAGCCATTTACCATTGGACATTCGCTCCGTTTCGACCAGGTGGCACGGAATGCCGTCTCCCGTCACAAAGCGTAGGCCGGATATCGGAATGCAGTAATTCGGCTGGCTCATCACGAGATGCACGCGCCCCTCGGTGACCATCACTCGACCGTGATAAGCGGGGAGCATGCTTCGCTCTCCGTCTGCATCCGTGAACGAAAAAACACCATGGCTGATGGTTGCAATCCGCGTGTTCTCCCCATCCGGGACCACGTTGTAGACGGAGGCCTGGCAGTACTGCTCATAGGCAAACTGCTCCTCAAGGCCGGCGGAGTAAGCCGCGTGCGCCTGCTCCCGCATCTCATAGAGCTCCAGCGGATCGAAGAGGTTGAGCTTTTCCATTTCGCTCAGGTGCCAGTCAGCGATGGAGAGAAAGGCTTCTGGATCGCTCAGGCGTAGGTGCTCGTTCTGCAGCTCTTTGGTCCATTTCTCTAGAGCTTGAGATTTAGTGATGGGCAGGGTTTTCATGATCGGCCAGCGAATACTGTTTGGATATACAGTATTTCATGTGGCAGGTGTGGTCCAATCCGTGCGACGAAGGGGCGCTGTTGCGCCCGCCCCATCATTTTCCAAGCTGCTTTTGTACCGCCTCAGCGCTTTGACCAACAGCCCTGACTGCATCCTTCAGCTGTTGCTCGGTGACGCCAAATTTCTGAGACCAGTATCTGACCTCCCAACTTTCCTCGATGTTGATTCTGGAGCGATCTTGCGGGCCTCGGTTCGACAGATCATCAGCCATTTTCAAAACCTCAGGTGAACGGCCTGGCCAATCCAGGCTGCTGAGCATTTGGACCGGTCGGGGCGGGGCGAGTTTGATATTTTAATGGGAACTAGGTCGGCAGAGCGCCGGAGATGGATAGCCACGCTTGTACCAGTTTTTGTACCAGCTAATGCGTGATCAGGTGGGATGAGTATTTTTCTGAAGGGGTAAAACCCAATGGATCCGGCGCTAGAACAACGTCGGATCACTTAGGAGAACGCTAAATTAATCTCAATGATATTGTAGTGCGTTGGATTAATGACCCGCGGCACCAATTGATACCAAGTCCAAGTATCGGTTTTATTGTAAAATTGTGGTAGTCGGCTGATGGTGCCATGTCTAGCGCACTGATACGCGTCCTTAAGTTCTTTGTCGCCAGAGGCCTCTGCTAGCATATACAGAGCCTGAAGCCCCCAGAGGTGGCCGTTAAGAACATGGTATTCCTTATCTCGTGTAATTCCTTTCCAAGAATATTCCGAAATCCAACAGTCCTCTCCATCGCGCCATAGCGCACCGCCATCACTAGGCTGGCGGAGCATCAGTTTAGCACTCTTAATTGCAGCTTCGCGGTAACGCTCGTTACCGGTTACTTGCCAGCCAGCATAAAGGGTCATTGGGCCGAAGAAGCCGTCCATACCTGACCACCACGGAGCTTTGATTCCTCTGTCATAGTCAAAGCCGTAGAACCAACGAGTACCCTCAGCCTCTCGGGTCGCTGGTTGGTACTCGTCTAGCATGAAGTCTAAGGCTCGTTTTGCGCTTTCCAGAGCTGCTGGGTCTTTAGTCTTCTCGTAAATCGTGAGGAGCCTGAATGCCAAGAAGAATGGACGTAATGGGTCTTTCTTTGCTGCTGTCTTCTGGAGGCCCTCCTCGTTAAATGTAACAGGGTCCATCCAAGACCAGAGAAACGGAGCCAACTCAACATCCGTTCCAGCTGCTAGCATTTTGGGGGGGCTATCAGTAGCGTGCGACTGGGTTGAAACTGCAAAAAGGGCAATCAGTAAAGCAGAAAATCTCATTTGAAGTATTCCATCCATAGGCGTGGCTGCACGCATGTTAGTTCAAGATGACCGGACGTGCAATGCAAATGAGATGTAAAGCTCGTGCTTTCTGATTTTAATTGATTTTTTATCGGTGGCTAGGTTTTGATTAGATGATTGTAGTTTATGTTTTTGTAAGGGTATGGTCTGGACGGAAAAGGTGTTGGATGCGCGATGTGGCTGGGGCTTATGTTGTTTATGGAGTTTGATCTTCTTGAAATTTTTAGATTCACTTATTCTCTTTTTGTTTTTTTTCCGCTCCGCTAGTTTTGAAAGTGCAGCCAAGGATTTGCTGCCGACGTAATAAATTCTTAAGGAGTGTCTTTATATGCGCAATACCATCCTTTCCTACCTCCTCCTCCCCCTGTTCACCGGCCTGTCCTTCTCGCTCAGCGCCGCCCCCAACCCAACCACTCCCCCAGCCACCGAGCTGGCCGCAACCAAGGTGACCACCAGCGCCACCGCTACCCAACCCGCCAAGCTCGACCTCAACACCGCCGACGCCCTAACCCTGCAAAAGGAACTCAACGGCATCGGCCGGGCCAAGGCCGAGGCGATCGTGGCCTATCGCGAGGCCAACGGGCCGTTCGCGTCGGTGGATGAACTGTTGGAAATCAAGGGCATCGGCAACGCGCTTCTGGAGCGAAACCGGGACAAGCTGGTCGTGACAGAGTAACCAGTAGGGGAGTGGCCGATCCGCCAGGGTCGGCCATCAGGCATCAACGGTCCTGCGCATCCTTGGCATCGGCCTCGGCATTTCGCTCATGGATCTTCTTCAGTTGCTCTTCGGTCAATGGCAGTTTCTTTGCCGTGTCGCGCAACAGCAGCAACCCGCCGACGATCGAGCCAAGGGCTATGATCAGTATCAACCAGGCGTACCAGGGCATGACGTTCTCCTTGTAGACCAT